ATTCCTGCGTAGCTCAGTTGGCAGAGCATCCGACTGTTAATCGGACGGTCACTGGTTCAAGCCCAGTCGCAGGAGCCAAGGCGGAAACCCTTATGGGAGTAGGGTTTCCGGTGGAAACGGGGAGAGCCGCCAAGGGAGCTGAGGGCGGTTATTCTCTCCAATTCTCAGACAAACTCGCGGAACCATCACGAAAAAAACCAAAAAAGGCACCACGACACGCCGATAAGGCGTTCAGTGGACGATCTGTGGGATGTTCGGCGGCGTTCGCCGTAAGGCCGCTGGCATATCACATGGGCGAGGGAGAACGCGGAGGGAATAGGAGAGAACGCGGACCGCGCACCGGCGTTTCACGCGTGTCGGAAGCGTACCGTCCTCCGACCGTTCGATGCCGACCGCACCGCATGCATGGACGCGCCCGCGACCATCAGGGCAGGCCGATTCTCTCCCGGAAGTGTGGGAGAGAACGGAAAGGCGGCTACGGACAGGAAAGACCGCAGTGGACGTAGATCATGGACGTTCGACCGTGAACCCGACCATGGGAACGCCCTCATGATTCGTGCTATACAAAACCCAGTAAGGGGGTATAGTTGTCTCACTATGTGAGACTTCACGAACTCTACACAAATACCGTTGACACGGTGTCGAAAACACGCAAAAACATACCCCCTTTACACGAATTAACACTCTCGTTACATGTTCGTAACATAAAAACCGCCATTTTCCAACGATTTCAAATTTGCGTGTTGCGGTCACACGTGACCGCAGCGTGACCGCAAATGACCGCAACCCCCGTAAGGTCGAGAAAACGTTGGAACGACGCCGTTTTCAGCACATAAAACAGGCAAAAAAACGGCAAAAACACGGTAATACTAGTAAGTAAACCTACTCTTATAATATTAGAATTAAGTAAACCTATAAGAACTTGAATTAACCCAAGAGTTTACTTAACCTGCGAGAAAGAAAAAATGTTTTAATTACTCGCTTCGCTCGTAATTAACACATCAAAAAGAAAGTCCGCGTGCTAAAATCACGTCAGAAGCCAGCCAAACGGCTTGACAAACCGCCAGCAGGCACTCCGCGACCGGTCGGCATCTCCCCGCCGCCCATCTCCCCAAACGCAACCACGAAGGACAATCCGCCCCCAATGCAATCCGAATCCGCCGAAGAACAAGAAGCGTTCCTCTCCGAAGCCGACCACCTCCACAAGTGGAGCGGCGAATACCAATACGAAAACCTCCTCCTCGACGTGCTCCAAAACGGCATCCCGTCCAACGACCGCACCGGCGTCGGCACCATAAGCCTGTTCGGCACACGCATGGAGTTCGACCTATCCAAAGCCTTCCCCCTCATCACCAGTAAGAAGGTCTTCATCAAAGGCGTCATCTACGAGCTTCTATGGTTCCTCAAAGGCGACACCAACGTGCGTTGGCTACAGGAGCACGGAGTGCACATCTGGGACGAATGGGCGGACGAGAACGGCGATCTGGGACCCGTCTACGGATGCCAGTGGCGCAATTGGCCGACCGACCTAGGCGGCATCGACCAGATCGCCAACGCCATCGAGACCATCCGCGAAGACCCGCACTCCCGACGCATCATCGTCAACAGCTGGAACGTCGAATCCCTAAGCCGGATGGCATTGCCGCCATGCCACTGCCTGTTCCAGTTCCACGTGCGCGGCGACAAGCTCGACTGCCAGCTGTACCAGCGTTCCTGCGACATGTTCCTCGGCGTGCCGTTCAACATCGCGGAATACGCGCTCCTGACCATGATGGTCGCCCAACAGACCGGCTACAGGCCAGGACGGTTCATCTGGGTGGGCGGAGACACCCACATCTACAGGAACCACCTGGAACAGGTCGTGAAGCAGCTTGAACGCGAGCCGCGCCCGTACCCGCATATGAGCATCGACAAGGCGTCTAGCATCGACGCGTACACGTATGACGACTTCCACCTGACCGGCTACGACCCATGGCCCGCGATCAAGGCACCGGTGGCCGTCTGATACATAAAAAAACGGGGACATCCTCATAGAAGGGATGTCCCCGTTTTTTCGTATGCGGTCACATCATGCTGTCCGACGACGCCACGATGAGCACGACCACTACACACAGGACGATGCCGAGGCCAAGGAAAATCCACGCGTTCGCCACATGGGTTGAATTACGCGAGTTAATGTACTTCAACGCCTGCTCCTTCACCTTGCGCTCCACCTTGTCTGTATCATCCTCAGACTCGGCAACGCTCTTATATAATTCAGCCAACGGCTTCTGCTTGCCGCCCGCATCCTCCATGCGCTCCAACTCGTACTGCGTCTTCCAATCGATCACGCCGGACATGCGGATGCCGTTCCTCACGGCCATCTGCGTCAACAATACGAACACGGCGAAACCGACGAACACAGCCGCGATGGCGATAAGAAACCCCATGATGCTCTCCTTTGCTCTCCTGCAATATGCCTCAGCAAGGATTATCTCGCTAATTGACGGCTGATGAATCATGGGCGTTTCTCAAACAAGCCATCCTTGAGAATCTGCCGGTAATCCGTAAGAACCTGCATGGTCACGTCCAGCTCCGCCGCCATATGACATGTGTCGCCGTCCCACAGCTCTTCGGCCATGGCGAACTCGACCGGGCTTATCAGCATCAACGCCGTCTCGCGCCGCGCCCTACGCTCGCACTTCACGCCGAACCGCGTGCCACAGCCGAGATCACGATACTTCGCGTGCACAAGCTCATGGCATAGGGTGCAGAGCCTCTGCCGGTCGTTCAACCAGTCGGCAAGCCAAATCGTCCGCAGCCGGTCGCAATACAATCCGCAGGTAGTGCCGGGAATATCGGATTCCAAAACCTTCAAACCCATGGCTTCGGCCTGACGTTCCAAAACGTCGATGGTGATTCGTGACATTGTTCCCTTCGTATTATTAGGCGGCGGCATCATGAGTGAATACCGCCGCCATATTCATTGCTGTCGTCAGTCTTCAGGTGTTTCGGCCTCAAGCCTCGCGTTCGGATCGTCGTTCGCGGCCATGTCGAACTCTTCACGGTAGATGATCGGACTGTTCACCCAGTCGGCGTCCGCGTTCTCCTTGAGACGGCGTGCGAGTTCCTGAAGCAGCTCGTCATTCGAAGCGTCATGCAGTCTTGCGACGGTCTTTCCGTTAGCCATCTCGTCGGCCCTTATATATCCGAACTCAACCAAAGCTTCTATGGGATTTTCGCCATATGCTCTAGCGATGATGATTACCGACTCGGCGCTGAACTCGCATCCTTTGTTGTATTGACGCCAGAGGGTTGAGACGCTGAGTCCGGTCTTGTTGCTGATTTCATTGATCGCCGCATCATGCGTTAGCTGTGCGAAATATGTTTTCTTATCCATGTATTTCATTATGAAATAAAAACTCTTTCATGTCAACACGCCGAAAAGGTGTTTCGACTTGAAAAATCTCTTTTCACTGTGGTATATTACTTTTCAGGTTGAAAAACAAAATGCTTCACGATGAAAGGAACAGTGCTGATGGCTGAATACAAAATGCAGTTCCGAGACGGCTTCCTAGACCGAACCAAACAAATGAGCGGACTCAAAACAGACGAAGCGTTCGCCGGAGCAATAGGAGTCAGCGAAAGCGTCCTAGCCAGAGCCAAGAAAACCAACGAATGCACACCACTCATGCTCATAGGACTCTACAAAGCATTCGGCTTCCAACCCGGCGAAATCGCACAAATCAAACAAACCGCCTAACCACACACGTCAAGGGAACCACAATGAAAATCACCACACCAAACGGCACTCTCGAAGGCGACAACATCGAAGCCATCCTCAAAGAGCATGGATTCGACTGCCTGCATGGTGCCAACCTGCGCTACGCCTGCCTGCGCGATGCCGCCCTATGCGATGCCAACCTGCGCGATGCCGCCCTATGCGGTGCCAACCTGCATGGTGCCGACCTATGCGGTGCCGACCTGAGCCGCGCCGACCTGCGCGGTGCCGACCTGCGCTACGCCGACCTGAGCCGCGCCAACCTGCATGGTGCCGACCTGAGCCGCGCCGACCTGCGCGGTGCCGACCTGCGCTACGCCGACCTGAGCCGCGCCAACCTGCATGGTGCCGACCTGAGCCGCGCCAACCTGCGCGGTGCCAACCTGCGCGATGCCAACCATGTAAAACTCAGCATCGCCAAAACCAGCATCCTCCCGGACGAAGGCGACATCATCGGCTGGAAAAAAGCATGGACAGATAATGAAATGCCGCCAACGCCAGTCATTGTGAAACTCCTCATTCCGGCCGACGCGCAACGCTCCAACGCCACGGGGCGCAAATGCCGCGCCAGCACAGCGCGAGTGCTCGACCTGCAAGACAAGCAAGGCAACAGCCTCCCACCGGACACCACGGCATACAGCGGATACGACACAGACTTCACGTACAAAAAAGGCGAAACCGTGCACGTCGAAAACTTCGACACCAACCGGTGGAACGAATGCGCTCCAGGCATCCACTTCTTCATCACCCGCATCGAAGCAGCCGAATACTAATGAGAATCCAAATGAACACTGAAATCCAGCGATTCGACTTCAAGGGCGCAGCACTGCGCACCTTGATCGACGAGGCGGGGGAGCCCTGGTTCGTCGCCAAGGACGCGTGTGACATCCTCGGCATTGACACAAATCATCTCCGTGAAGCTCTTGATGATGACGAAATCACAAACCTCCGTAATTCGGAGGTTTGGAATCAGCCGGGGCGTGCGCCTCTCATCATCTCTGAGCCTGGCTTGTACAAGCTCATCATGCGCTCGCGTAAGCCGGAAGCGAAGGAGTTCCAACGCTGGGTGACACACGAGGTGCTGCCGTCCATCCGCAAGCATGGCGCATACATGACCCAGCAGACGTTGGACAAAGCGCTCACCAGCCCGGACTTCCTGATCCAGCTCGCCACCAAGCTGAAGGAGGAGCAGGAGAAGGTCAAGGAACTGGAGCCGAAAGCCAAGGCGTTGGATGACTTCACGAACATTCCCGATGCTCTGCTTGTCCGTGACGCAGCGAAACTCCTAAGCAACAATTCCAACATTCAGATCGGTGAGCATGAGCTGCGCCAATGGCTCGTGGATAACGGTTGGATTTACCGGCAGTCCAACCAGTCATGGTGCGCGGCGTCAAGTCGCGTGAGGCAAGGCCACATGGTCATGGTGTCCTCCCGTTCCCACGGAATCCACAAGGATGGCACGCCATTCGCCTATCCGCCGACCCCGAAGCTGACCCGCAAGGGATTGGCGCTTATCCACCAGCGGTTGTCCGAACAAAGTTTCGAGCGAGTGCTTGACGCGGAGGTGGCGGCATGACGTTGTTGAATCCTCCCGCGCCACCGCATGAGTTCGTTCTTGACGAGGGTGGGCACTGCGTCTTCCGTATCAATGATCGGAAAGGCGGGTCAATCGTTGAAAAAGATGGACTCAAGACGAGCACGTTGTATGAGGTTCCAGAATCGAAACTGGCTGCGTTCATCCAATGGGCTTCCGACGTTCACGGTCAATCACGATAGGAGACAGTAATGGAAGACGATTACAAGACCCGCATGGTCGAGGAGTTCCACGAACTCAAAGAACGCATCAGCGAACTCGATGATGCCGTCATCAGATACAAGATGGGAGAGCTTGAGTTCAAACCGAAATGCCTTGGCGGCATGATCGTCGCCCAACTCTACATCATGCAAGACTACTTGCACGTCCTCTTCGACCGCATCAAAGCCATGGGCATCAGCCTCGACTCCGACGACGAGCCTGACAAAAAGCCACTGCCACCTGAACCGCAATCGCATGGATTCTTCATTCCACGCGACGGCTCGCCATACCTGATTCTCCATGACATGGACGACACATGGTCATACGTGAAGAACAAGCCGGGCGTCATGAGCAAAATCCACAATTGGACTGAACTTACCTACGGTGTCAACTTATTCAGTGGATACCGCCACTGGAACGAACTGGTCAAAGACTTCCAAGATTCAGCGTTCCCTCTCATCCCGTTGAACTTCTCAGGTATGCCGGCCATCGCCAAGGCGCTCGCCGACAGCAAATGATTCTTCCCCATCCGCCTGCAACCCGGATGGGGACCTATAAGCTTCGCCAGCCACTCCGATAAACAATCAAACAGTGGAAAATTGAACGTTTATCGAATATCCACGTTCACCGGCTGGCAAAGATGGAACATCCCATGATGTCCCATGCCGTGGCTGAAACATATCCAAACGAACCGTCACAAGCGTTTGCGTACACGCGCCACCACGGCAATCGTCCAAGCCCACGCAGGGGGAGCAGGAACCGTACCACAAGACCATCGCCAATCGAACCAGACACCACATCTTCTCCTTTCTAAAAGGCATAAGACGATGATCTCGAACGGCTCGCGGTCCGAATCCGCGCTTGGACGCCAGCGGCATGACGTCAACGCCACCCATCGGGACGAAGTTTTTCACTTGGTTTTCTCCGTCCCGCATCGGGAACGATGGTCGGCCAGACTGGTTTCCTTATTTTCCCAGTCGCCCCGCACACCCTTTTGCGAGCCAACCGTCCAGCGTCATGCCGCAACCCGCCTACCCCAACCACCAATCCAAGGAAGGAGCACACACAAATTGACGGCACCCATCATCTTCGAAGACGGCATCCTCACCAAAGACGAGGCGATCGCCTTCACGAAGGTAGGAAAGAAAACATTCGAAGACCTGTACGGATTTCTCGGATACCAATCCGGACAAAACAAACTCTTCACCAAAAAGGAACTCCTACTCCGATTCTACGAAATCAAGGACCAAGCAAAGGAGATCAAACAATGACCACCAGACGACTAGTCACCCCGAAAGACATACGCGACAGACAATTCCGACTCTCATTCCCATTCATGGGATACGACGCCAACCAAGTTGACGACTTCCTAGACGACTGCGCGCTCACCATCCACACCCTCTGGAACGAGAACCGGAGACTCGCCACGGAAAACAGACGACTCCAACACGAGAACCAAACCCTCAGAACCGACGTGAGCTTCTACAAGCTCGCAGTAGACACCATCGAACACCAACCCAAGGAACAACAATGACCAACACCCCCGAATACGACTTCAGCGACCTCCGCCCGGACGAACTCAACTCCACCATCGCCGGACTCACCGCACTGAACAAACGAAGCGCCGAAGCCCTCAAAGCCGCAAAGGAAGAATGGCGGCGCTCGCATGACGGCGGCGATGAGGAGCACGCCACGTTCGCCGGACTGGATGCTGGTGAAATCAGTCTCAGCAAAGGCACCGAAGGCCATTACGTGGTCGTTGACGAGCGTGCGTATGGTGCCATGCTGCATGACAGCCGTTTCCTTATCCCCGGTGGTAACGATGCTGCGGAGGCCGTATGGATGCCACGCCCCGAAGCGAAGTCGGAAGCCTATCTGAAGAACATGATCGCGGACCATGACGGCGAACTCCCACCCGGCGTCGAGTTCAAGCCGGGACGCGCCCAGACCGTAACGCTTCGCACCACGAGAGGATTCGTGGACAAGGCGTTCACCAGCGAGATAGCACCGAAGATGTTCCAGATGCTCACTTCAACCAAGGAAGAGTAGCCATGTGCAAAAGCCTTACCATCACCAACGAGCAGGACACTTGGAGCCGCGCCCAGCTCGCGGCACTGTCCCAGCTTGGAGTGCAGAACGCGCAGCCAGCCGACTTGGCGGTGTTCCTGCACCAATGCCAGCGTACAGGACTTGACCCTTTCAGTCGTCAAATCTACCTGATCGAACGCCGTCAGAAGCAAGGCAACGAATATGTTTCCAAGCAGACAATCCAAGTCGGCATTGACGGTTTCCGTCTCATCGCCCGTCGTGCGGCGGACAGGAACCATGAACTGTTCAGCGAGCCGGAAACCCTCTGGTGTGGAGAGGATGGCGTCTGGCATGACGTGTGGATCGCCCAGACCCCTCCGGTCGCGGCGAAGGTCACCGTCCGCCGTGGCGAAGGCGAGTTCACCGGCGTGGCCCTCTACAGGGAATACGTCGGAACCCGTTACGACAAGAATCTCCACAGGCAGGTCCCCACCAGCATGTGGACTTCGAAACCGGTGACCATGATCGCGAAATGCGCGGAAGCCCTCGCATTACGCAAGGCGTTCCCGCAGGATTTGAGCGGCCTGTACACGACCGACGAGATGCAGCAGACCAACAACGAGACCGAAGGGGAAATGGTCGAAGCCGAAGTGGTTGACGAGCAGCCACGTCAGAAGCCACGGCAATACGCTCCGCAGGTCCGTCAAGGCCAGCCGGAGCAGGCCGCTGCCCAGGCTCCATCTAATGGCCCGGCCAGTCCTGACCAGTTGAAGACAGTCACCGACATCCTCCGCGCCTGCCAGATCAAACCGGAAGATGCTGACGCGTTCATCCGGAAAATCCTCCACGACCAGACGGTCACGAGCGCAAGCCTCACGGCGGTGCAGGCCCAAACATTCATCAACGAATACCACAAGCACATGTAGCAGCAAGGAGCGGCACGATGAAATACGATCCGAAGAAACTCACCTACGGCGACGCGCTTAGAATCGCGACCGCCAACATGACCGTCACCGTCGAAGACGAAAACGGACAGCACGTCACCGGCAAGCTGAAGCACCTCGGCCCGAATGACGCGCTCGCCGGTGACAACCTTGAGCTCCGTGTTCTCATAACATTGGCGCTCACCACCACCAGCAACGAGTATTTCGTCGTCCGTGACGACGATGGGGGAATCCTATGCCCGGCCATCAGATTCGACCATGACCTGAACGTCACCTGGAACACGATCATCTCCATCGAAGAGAATCCCGACGACGGCAAGGAGTTGGATGTTTCCGAATGGAAGGCAAAGCTCTTCACGGACGAGACTCCCACCGCCGTCGTGGACAAGACGACCACCGACACCCAAGCGGAGGAGTGGGAAGCTGACCTTCCGAAAGCCAACGGCATCTACAAGGCCGCTACCGGCAGTGTGTGGCTGCATTCCGGTGACACTTGGACCCCTATCCTGAACTGTCACGGCAACATTCCGCCGAGCGCCTTGCAGCAGTCCAATCCTGAGTTCGCCATCAGCTCCCATAAGGCGCATCGTTGGCCGTTCGAACGTGAGGTGGAGAAGAAACTGCCAACCCGTCCTGGCTTCTACCGCAACAAGGACAAGACGAGCGTGTACTACCTCGACAGTTACGGCGTGTGGAAGCTCATCGCCTACATGTGCCCCGATTTCGACTTGCAGCTGAAGGACCCGTGGGATTGTCCATCGGTACCAGTGTTGAGCGGCGAGGTCGTATCCGAAAAGCAAGTCCGAAACGACATGCCGCTCCACTACTACAAGCTCGGTCTCAAACAGCCGAAGGAAGACAAGGAAAACTCTTGAACATCACCAGACGAGCCGGATGCACGTGCGCGTACTGCGTGCGTCACAATCCAGTCAAGACGGGACTCATCCCATACTGCCGTAAATGCGGCAAAAGCACTTGCGCCGCAGCGCGAAGCCACATGGTCATGTGCAACGTCGAAGCGGCCAACAGACACAAGACGGCCGACCGTCTCAAAAACATGAAAGCCAAAGACCAGCAGGGATGGGTCGGACTTGAAACCCATCCACGACACGACAAGGAGAACAAGCAATGAGCACTCCGACCATCATCCTCGTGGGACGAATCGTCAAAATCAAAAAGGACGGCAACCTGTTCAACGCCGGAACCACGAAGAACGGCAAGAACTACATCCAGTTCCGCATCCTCTGCTCCAACAGGGTCAAGAACCCGGACGGCTCATGGGGTTACGGCGCATCCTGCTCACGCACCTGCGAAGCATGGAACGATCTCGCCACGCACATCCAGAACAGCATCAAGGAAGGCGACGAGTACATCGTCATCGGCAACGAGTCCGATGATCGTTTCGAGGATTCGTCCGGCGTCACCCACTACACGCAGAAGGTGAACGTCCGCGAGGCTGGACCAAGCCTGAAGTGGGGTACCGCGCAACTCGTCAACGCCAACCAGCAGGCCGGACCACGACAGGCGTCCACGACACCCGCCATGGCACCGCAGGCAGGCTCCGACCCGTGGGGCAGTAGCGGATTCGACGGATTCGGACAGCCCGCAGGAGAACCGGCGTTCTGATGTCACGCAATCGACAGTCGGCCAAAAAAGCCGGAACGGCAATGGAAACGGCGGTGGAACACTACCTGCAATGGGCGTTGGACGACCAGCGCATCATCCGCCGCCGTCTCCACGGCAGCAACGACCTAGGCGACATCGCCAACATCTTCTTCCATGGTCAACCCGTATGCGTCGAAGTCAAGAACACCAAACTCCTCAACGCCACGAAACATTACAACGAGGCGGTCGAGGAAGCCGGAAACCTTGACAGCCCATACCCGTGGGTCGTGCAGAAGAAGTCACGCGTCGGCCTATCCACGCTCGAACGAATCGGAAGGCAGCTCGCCTACACGGATTGGGACACATACAACACCATGTGCGCGTTGGCAGACAACGACAGGTACTTCACCCCACGAATCAGGACTGAGTTCCTAGGCAGACGCAAACAACTCGTGTGCGTCACATTGAAAAGTCTCGCACTCATCCTCAACGACGGACTGCCACTCGGACCGGAAGGATAATCATGATCGCGATAGTCGCCATATGCGCCATCGTCGTCAGCGTCATCGGATTCGTCATCATGCTCGGCTCCGTTGACCTCATCGACAGTAACAGGCCGTCAGGCGACTGGCTGTGGATATTGGGCATGATCCTAGTGGAGGGCGGTGCGATAACCATCCTCATCGACATCGGGATAGGACTCATGACATGACGGGAGAATCTGAAGTGAGAGACGGCTACACCCGACTCGACAACGGATTCTGGGCCGACGCGAGGATATGCAGACTCCGCGACGAAATGCCAAGAGCGGCGCTCATCTACGTCATGGCATTGAGCTGGTGCAGCTGCAACCTCACGGACGGAGACATCGACACCGACCAGCTGACGTACACGCTTGGCGCATCCGAACAGGAGATCGAAACCCTCATCGACATCGGCCTGTTCCAACAGACCATCACCGGCGTGCGCATCAACGAATACCAGTCGAACGGGAACCACACCAGAAAAGAACTCGCCGACCGGACGGCCCGCAACACGGCAAGCAAACGCCGAAGCCGCGCACGACAGGCATCCGACGACAAATATTCCGCCGATTTCGAAACCTTCTGGAAAGCGTATCCACGACACGTTGACAAGCGTCCAGCCTGGAAAGCATGGAAGAACGCCATCCAAGACACGGGCGCGGACACCATCATCAACAGCGCCCGAGCCTATGCCAGACAGGTCGAGATCGAAGGAACCGAACCCAAATACGTCAAATACGCGGCCACATGGCTCAACGCGGCGGGGTGGGAAAACGAATACGACATCCGACCATCCCTCACCCTCCGCACCAATCCGACCATGATGAGCCGCAACGAATCGAACCGCATGGCGAACCTCAACAGGGCATGGCAATACATGAGCGACGAGGAACGCCAACGGGCGATGGGAGGAACAGGATGATAACCAAAGGAGAGGCCGCGATGCTGCTGACCACGATCAACGCGCATCACGGCAACGCCCAATGGGACGACCTGCAATTGGACGAGTTCTACCGCGAACTCGACAAACGCAACAACATCCAAGACATGCGGACGGCGGTCGTGAGATTCTATGCGACCAAATCAGACAAGTGGATGCGTGCCGCCGACATCAACATCCTCTGCAAGAAAATCCGCGCCAGCCGGATTCCCGACGAGAACACCATCCAACAGCTCGCCGCCAAGCATCACGTCACGGCGGACGACTATTGGGAGTTCAAACGTCGCGTCGTCTTCGGCACCGCACGGGAAGCCCAAGAGTTGGGCGAAGCCGTCAGCAAAGCCCTCGAACAGGCCGACCGTCCGCAAATCGCATCCAAACCCATCACACGCCAGCCAACCGTGGCCGACGATCTGGGAGACCTGTTCAAAACACCATGAGCAAATGGAAGGAAACCAACAAGTACGGCATCCACGAAAGCAAAGCCGCCTACCGGCATTACACGCGGCGAAGGGACAAGGAAGCCGAAATCCTCAAGGAACTCGAACCCAATCCGCCAACGCATGTGGACCTGACCGGACTGGAAACCTATATCCAACGATTACGTGAATCCAAGGAGCCAACAATGGACGACAATTATCTCATCTGGTTCGACGTCGAAACCAGCGGACTCGGCCCAATGTCCGACAATCTACTGGAAGTCGAAGCCAGAATCACCGACATGAAGGGCCTTCAGGTGCCATTCGCCGACGACCCCCTGATATTCCATAGGGTCATCCGTTTCGATGACAACACGCCAATCCGCGCGTTCAACAGCACGACCATCGACATGCATTCCAGAAACGGACTCATCAGCGAATGCATGAACGCGAAAGACACGCTCAAAAACGTGGACAAGCAGATGGCCGTCTGGCTCATCGACACGGGCCTCGACCCCGGTCTCATGCATCCAGCCGGAACCAACGTCCACTTCGATATCCGATGGCTCGACGTGAACATGCCCAACACGAGCGGCATCCTCCACAAGCTCAGCCACCGGCGACTCGACCTCACCAGCTTCCGCCTCTTGCAACTCGCCCACGGCGGCGACCCATACGATCGCGGCCACGAAACCACGCATCGCACAACCGACTGCCTCAACCGAGACATCTCCGAATACAAAACCATCATCAACCAGCAAGGACAGTGAAATGACCCTAGAAACCCTCGAAATCCAACCGCTCACCACAAACGCCACAGTCACCCGCGCCCACGACGCGGACGCCGGACTCGACCTACACTGCATCGAAGACTTCCACATCGACGGACTCGGACGCATCATGGTGGGAACCGGCATCGCCATCAACCTACCCGAAGGCTACATGGCACGAGTCTGTCCACGTTCCGGCCTTGCCAAGAATTACGGCATCGACATCCTCGGCGGCATCATCGACGCCGGATACCGTGGCGAGATCAAAGTCATCCTGCATAACACGTCCACCAGCCGCGTCAACTTCCGTTGCGGCGACCGTATCGCGCAACTCGTCATCACGCCGGTGGAAACCCCCAGAATCCGCAAGGTCGTCAACTTTACCGACACGACGGAACGTGGAGGAAACGGATTCGGCTCGACCGGACGATGAACGACGGGCACCAGTCATGAAACGAAACATCTACAACATCCACGGACAACGATTGCGAGATACCCAAGCGTCAATGCTTGTCCACATCGTCGAAACACATCGAATGCCATCATCCGCATCCTATGCGAAACCGTGGGTCACGTTGGGTTCCCTCATCGACAGGCGTCTCATCATCCCACTCGCGGACGGCACCTACAAGCCGACCGAGCAAGGCATCGAGACCGCCGACGCGATCAGACGATTGGACAGGGGAGAGCCAATACGAAGACCGAACATCGCGGAACGTGGCATCAACAGGAACTTCAACAAGTATTGGGACGACTACTACTCGCATCCAAGCACATACGAATACCACCCCACATTGGAAACCATCTGCGAAAGGAGCCGATGATGTGGACACTCAGTCCGAAACAGCAGGAAATGCTCACTGACGTGAGCAACATGCAGGGCCAATATCAGGCCGTCGATAACCAGACAAGCAGGGCACTGCTTCGTAATAAGTTCATACGTCAAGTGAATGACCGATTCGAGACAACCAAGAAAGGCGAACAACTGTACATGGAAATCGTGCATCAGGCGTTCGAGAAGGCAAGGATGGCGTTAAATGACTGACAACATCAATCCATCGCATTACAAGGATGGCCCGTTCGAGTGCATCGAACTGTCCCGCCTGCTGTCAAGCGACTGGGGGCAAGCCGTCCAATACTGCTTCAGGTGGCAGCACAAGAACGGTGTCGAAGACCTGAAAAAAGCCTTGTGGTTCGTTAACGACGCGCTCGTGCATGGAATTCCGATTTACGCCGTAAGTGACTGGGCGGACCTCGCTAGTGCATTGTTCCACACTCTCGCCAGAGAGGATTGGGCTGGTCTTAAGAGTGTTTGGGACGCATTCACTGTCTGGCATAGAGGGGATATTCCGGGACTCTTAAAAGACAAGATCAATGAAATCGAAAAGGAAGGCAAGTAATCATGGAACATATCGTGCAGTTCGCCATCGGCATTGACGACAAGGCCATCCAGAACCGCATCGAGGAATACGCCTACAAGGACGTGCTCGACAAGATCGTCAAAGAAACCATGGACACTGTTTTCGCGCACACCAACGCGTATTCGCGGGAAAACATGTGTAAGACCATGATGGAGGACGCTTTGCAAAGCTTCCTCGAAGAACGCAAGGACGAGATCATCGACAAGGCAGCGCACATGCTCGCCGACCGGTTCCAACGGACGAAGAAATATCGGGAAGCCATGGGTGCCGTCATCGCAAAGGATGGTGAGTGATGAACCGGGACCGGGTAATCATCGTCGCGATCATCTGCATGACGATTATCTTCATCGCGTCCACCGTATCGCCAGCCGGTTCCAGCGGGAAAACCGGCGCGGGATTCCAGATGGAAACCGTCAAGACCGGTGACGTGACATGGGCGTGTTTGAAGCATGGCGGCGAATACATCGGCTGTAGCACGGTGGAGACGGTCAAATGAGTGTTTTCACAGGCAAGACCGGCTACATCGTCTGGCCGCAAGGCGATACGGGAGTTCACACATGCCGCGTGTACGAGTCTCTGGATGAAGCTGTGGGTGCGGCACGTTCCAAAGCCGACTTCCACCACAGGCCGTATGAGGTGCGTACCGCGTACGAGAGTCCGGCAAGAACTATCAAGACAATCAACCCAAGGAGGCACCAATGAGCGACAACCGTAACTACAGTGTGATTACGAACTTTGGATGCCACTGGCAGTGCCCGTATTGCATCGTGCGCAACACTGGAATCCAAATAGCCGAGACCCGTATGGGAGCCACCTATGACACTGTGATGGATTTGGCTGACTCCGGCAAAATGAAATTCCTCAGCTTCAGCGGTGGCGGAGACCCATTATGGGGGCTTGATATTCGCCGTGCCTACTGGTATGCGTCGATCACCCGGAGCCTGTACGAGTACGACATCGAAACCGAAATGCACACCAGTATGCCAAGCATGGTTAAGCGAATGTACAACCTGGCGCCCGCAGTCGAGTTTTCGAGAATCGTCTACCATCTGCGGAACGTCAACATGATTCGCAATCTCGACTCCATCGACGGGGAGATGATACGAGTCGTTTTCGTGGTCACACCTGATTTCACCAAGGACAAGATCGACGCGATAGTTAAAGCCGTGAAGGACAACCCGTCTGTGGACGAGTTGAGTTTCCGTCAGATGGTCAAGCCGGATTACAGCATCGACCACACTTGCGAAGACTATCTGCGCGAAGGCCATAAGAAGGAGTGGTGGTACATCACTCAAGGTGATTACAACCATTACATCGTCAACGACCGGATTTCAGACAAATACGAGGATTTTCAGGATAAGCCGTGAGGATTTGCCTGACTGGTTACTGAAAGCGACTACAGACAAGGAGACATCTATGAGTGACAAAGTGCGGGTAGGCGCAACCACTATCAAATTCGATGTCGTGGCGTGCGGTATGACGCAAGCGACTGCGCGTGTGAAAGTGCCTATCTATGTGGATGGTGGCGATGACATCGGCAACCACATGTCTGGGGTTGTCAGTGCGCGGGTGCCGGACGATTTCGATAAGAGGGTGGAACACGCATTTCAGGCGTTCGCCGACACGTTGGAAGCATCATTCAAGGAGGAGTCCACGGATGTTCAACAGAAAGCATAGGAAAGTCCGATACGCCAAATGCCCGTATTGCGGCAAAAGCCCAGTCATCTCGGAAGGGCGCAGCATCACGGACAAGAACGAGCTCGTCATGCATTACAAGTGCCCAAAAAATCATCTAACCACCGGCGACACGCCATATCCAAACCGAGCATTGGAACTTTGGCTTCTCGCAGTCGGCAAGGTGTTGAAAGTCGATGACGTGATAAGCGACTGCTTCGCCAAACAGCAAAAGAAGGGGACAGGCCAATGACAGAGCATGGGGAATACTGCGTGAGCATCCGCGAATCCTACAGAATGCCCGACCACACGCTGGTTGGATGCGCGGTGACGTTATGGCGATGGAACCATACCGACGAAACATGGTGGTATGCGGCTGTACGCGAATACCTGTTCGTGGACTACAACGGCAGTCGCAGGAAGGCGTTACGGCAGGCCAGACGGGACGCTAGAAAACTCGCCGGAATCTTCGACTGCGTTAACTATGACACCAACGAGAAAGGAATGTGGGGGAGCCATGAATGATGTTGACGATTCTGACCATGAGCTGACCGACGAGCAGCGAGACAAGCTACGCAAGGCCATCGGAGAAATCATCGGAGACTTCACCCCTTGGATATTGTGCGTGGACACCACGCCGATAATCGTGGATTCACGAGTGTCTTATTCCTCGAACGTTTCAAGCGAGCACGCGAGTGTCTACGAGCTTATCGGACTAATGGAATCCACAAAAGCAGACTTCCTACAGTAAGGAGCAACCAATGACTGACCTTGATAAGCGCATCAGCGAGTATGCGAAGTGGATTGAAAGCCGATATGACGACTCGCATGAGCTTCGAGGCAAAGGCAAAAACGGTTACATCGACGGCAAGGCCGACGCCTATGAGAGTTCGCTACGCGAGTTCAAACGCATCTTCAACGTGAAGGAGGAATAGTGCTGAAGCGAATGACTGCTTATTGATGGGATAAAGACAAAAATGCTGTGGCAATCTCATATAAGGATAACCGCCTGATACTCACCGTCGATGACGCGCAGGCACTCCTTAGACAGCTTGAAATGCTTCTGCCGGAGAGACCGTCACGCGACGAGCCGGAAGAGCCTGGCTTCTACCGGACACGGACTGGCGCATTTCTTCGCAAGAACGAGAACGGCGCATGGAGCGCCCTGTTCATCAATGGCGACCTCATTCCACGCTATTGGAACGATCAGGATGATTACGCGAAGTGGAGGACGGTTCTTGACTGCCTGTATCCGCGTGCGTTCCCGCTTACACCAACCACTGCGCCATATCCGTTGAAGGGTGAGTGATGTTCGGACGGAAGAAGAAAAAGCAGGAGGAGCCGAAAAGCTACCTCAGATGCCCATACTGCGGTCACGCGCCGGTGATAAACGAAGGCAAATGCACGTATCACAATCCACGTCATACCGTCTACCGGTACGAGTGCGTATTGAAGTGTCTTCAAGGCGAGGTCTGTTGGACTGCCGAAGATGCGTTCAACTCGTGGATACGCGCTGTCGCACGCTATTACGACGCAGAGGAAGCTATCAGACAATTCTGCAAGGAGAAGAAATCATGAGTCTGGCTGATGTTTGCTGGAATATTTCAAGCGTGTTCATCGTCATCACATTGGGAGTGATAGCGATACTCTGCGTGCTCATGCTATTAGGCGTGTTCGTATGCATTTTCGACCATGACGATAAGAACGATAAGAGCAGTAAGGAATAACAATGGCGACGAACGTGACTGAGAAAGACAAGACACTGCATGAGGTCATCGACTTTCTGCAAAAAGAGTGGGATGCAGCTAATAACGCTTCTGATAATCCAGACGAAGAAGTGTACGACTTTTACGACGGAATGACGACGGCTTACGAGCATGTAATCAATTACTGCCGTCACATGCTCGGCTATTCCGGCACCATGCCTTCCGAGGTACCCAATCAAAGCGAGGACGCGAAGGAATAGTTATGTGGTTCAAACGCAGACGCAACGAATATGGGTGTCCAATGTGCGGCAGACTACCAGTAATCAAGGCATCGCAAACGGAAAAATACCACGAGAGCCGCAAAGTAAGGACAACACTCACAGTCTACCGGCTCCAATGTCCACGTGGACATATCTCTACCAGCTGGTTCAGCCACGCCGCACTCGCAAGCAGGCAGTGGAAAGAACTCGTGGACGAGTACAAGGGGAAGGATACGAAATGAGCGCGTATCCGTCTTATCGAATCCGTCAGCAAGTGCTCAACATGGATGCGATAGGATACGATGCCAACGAGATCAGCCGTCTGCTCGACATCGACAAGCGGCTCGTGCTCGACATCGAATCCCACCGGCTCCAACAAGACAACCATCCACAACAGGTTACGGAACAGCCAACGTTAATCTGACATGCACCCTATACTGGACAAGTCGCCCAACGGTTGCAAACAAAAGGGGTTGAGGCAACAAGGCCAAACACACCCAAAACGCAACCAAGGAGCCGACACTTGACGCAAACCACATGCGCGACATGCTGGAAGACAACCAACGACAAGCATATCCTCTGCGTATCCTGCGAAACCCAACTCCAATTCGACCTGCAATGGTTCGAAAACCACCTGCAAGACCTCGAATGGCGCACCAACCGCATGGATAAGACAGGCAACGGTGGAGGTGGCGGGCATAATGGACTCGCCACCTCCCCGGCACCATTACGCGAGACCGCGTTCGAACTCATCGAAGGCAACGGCATGGACGATAATCCAAGCCTCCGTGACATCGCCAACGAATACGCGCGATGCCTGAACGTGACCGCTCCACGCGACCGGAAACTGGAAACCCTCATCCGCAGCATCCGACTCACGGACAAGTGGAAGACCAGCAAGGCGACACCAACCTACATGCGAATCATCCACCGTATCCGCCGTAAGGCCCAAGAGCTTCTGGACTTCACCCTCGAAGACCAGATCATCATCGGCGAATGCCCGACCGAAGACTGCCATCACATCGTGAAAGTCATTCCAAACGCCGCGTTCGCGCCGAAATGCCCCGACTGCGGTCAAGTGTATCCAGTATCCGCCATCCGTGAGAACAGGCGACGCAAACTCCTATCCACGCACATCACCGGCACTCAGACCGAAATCCGCAAACTGCTACTGCAATGCGGCATCATCGTCAAACCCGGCACCATGCGCAGTTGGGTCAGCAGGGGAGACTTGGAACCCGTCGCACAGGTCAAGGACACTCGCAAGCAACGCTACCGGCTGTCCGACGTGTACAGGCTCGCCGTCAGAAACCCCGAAAAGGAAACGAACATTTGGATGCTCCTACAGGAGGAACAGGCATGAACATCGACCTCTCCAATCCGCCATACGCGGTCAAACTCAACGAACTCGGATTCGCATACTCGTACACCGACCGTGAGAAAGGCGTCATCGTCTACACTCATGCCGAACCCAGACTGGTCGGCTCTCCATGGATTAACTGTTGGGATGACATGGAATGCATCATCGACTTCGAGGATGCGAACTGCATGAAACCATCTTCATTCACGTTCAAGAACCTTCGCAACGGCGTCAGCAAAACCATTATGGCAAGCAACCTCGCCACCGTGGAAGAGGTTACGCGTTGACCACCATCACCATCACCGACGACAATGGTCGTTCGACCACCTACCGGGTGGATGGCGAGATCAAACATTGTGTAGACCAATTCCATTCGCATGGCATGTTCGGCATCAACCTCACCGACCGCCGCCGACTCCACACACTCCAATTCACCACAGGTAAGGATGAAGCATGAAAGTCTACGTCGTCACTGCGAACGTTATGGACAGAGACGAATACAGGGATTACACGCTCAAACCGGTAGATAGGTGGTACCCGTATTTCACCATGAGGGAGAGAGTGGCTGACCAATACGGCGAGTACGTGAGCATCATGGGCGTTTATTCCACATTCGAGCAGGCGGAACATCGTTGGGATGAACTCGACCGTGAAGGCTTCGACGTTCTCCCGATCATTGAATGCGTTGTGGACGCGAACTGCTGGGAATACATAGGAGGCTACGCGGAATGAAGATTGTCAATCCGAAAACCGGGCACAAGATTGTTTTTTAGTTTAAGTGTTTGAAGAATCGAGGGGTATGATGTCTGATGGGATTAAAATTTTTTCACTTGAGACTATCTCTGGTGATTCTTTATTGAATGCATATCTGGATGTTTTTACGCGGTTTTATCCAGATTTTGATGAATGGTTTATGCGAAAAGTGGTACCTAATTTGGGTGTCACTCGTGAGATTTTTCTGGCAAAAATTGGAAAAGATATAGCGGGAATTTGTATAATTAAAAATTGCGAACAGGAAAAGAAGATTTGTTCTTTGCGTGTTTTTGAGCCATACCGTGGACAAGGTGTCGGTACGGCTTTAGTTAAACATGCGTTGGATGTTCTGAAGGATGATTATCCTCTCGTGACTGTGCCAGAGGAGTCTCTAACGCAGTATAAGCCTTTCTTTCGAAAGTTTAAATTTCAATTAAAAGATTCATATGATGGCTATTATCGCCTTGGTAAAAAAGAATATGCCTTTAATGGCTTTTTATAGGGGGAAGGAAGAATGAGCAAGATCAATATGACGGAAAACACCACCAGTAAATCAACGAACGAACTGTTTATGCGCGTGTTGCAAGTCGAATCACCGGAACTGTTCGACGGAAGCGACGATCAGCCGGTACGAGTAGTCGGCTACGATTATTCGCCATTCTGCGAAGCAGTCTGCGAAACCTGTGGCGATGACCCCGAAATGCTGACCATCGCATTCGAGACGAAAAGCGGCGAACGTTACAGCGAATACTACGACTATTTTGGACTGCCGAACATTTTGGAAGCATTGGGTAAATGGGATAAGCAGTATGGGATGGATAATGAAATAGGGCGGTGTTAAGGATGAAGTGGTTCACTAGTGACTTGCATTTCGCGCATCCGTTCGTGGCCGCGCTGCGCGGATACGCGCTACCCGGATACGCTAAGGATGCATCGATCAAACAACAAGCCGAACATGAGCATAAGCCGCTCAAGAACTGTGTTGACTGGCGGAAGCATGATGCCGACATCATCCGAAGCATCAACACGTATGTTGGCGAGGAAGACGAACTCTACATCCTCGGAGACATCAGTTCCGGCAGCACGTGGAGCGTAGACCAAGCGATAATGCGCATCCAAAACCTGCATGTACCACGCAAGAACAGGCATCTGATTCTCGGCAACCACGAACTGCACAGCTCCACCCGCACGCTGGAAAAGTTGGCAAGCGTGTTCGTGGAAGTCGGAATGGTCGGCATCACCGAAATCAGAGACGGGTGGGGCAACAATCCACACACGGTATTTTTAAGCCACTACCAATGGCGTGAAGACTTCACGCAAAGCAAACCCCTAGGCGCAGTCTCAACCAATTGGAACGCGCCGGAATTAGCCGAATACGCGCTACCATACGTGAACAACACTTTGCTCCTGCATGGTCATACGCACGCGCATGACCCGCTTGAGTTCGGCAGGCATCAAAATGAGATCAACGTCGGATTGGACGCATGGTGTTTCGAGCCGGTCAACGAAGCCGAATTGGTGGACAATTGGCTACACGCTGCGTTAAACGTAACTGAGTGATCTACAATGGCACATGAATGGGGGCGGATTCAAAAACCGCCCCCACTATTCTTCAGTAATTATTTTTGATAGAGGTAATTAAGGCGCCGCCACCGCTCAGAACAGTGGCGGCAAATTCTTTTATGCGGCAAGCTTGAGATTATGGTTTGCGAGATAGTCGGCAATATCCTTTTCAAGCCGCGTATCAACGCCTTGCGTGTAACAGTCACGGTATGCGATCACACCACCGGTACCATCGAACGCGACATACGCCACACGACGGCCCGTGGAATCACGGAAACCACGAGGCTTATGCGCGTAAGCGCCGAACACGTCGGCTAGTTCCTTGACCGACTTACCGCCAGGAATCACCACCTTGCGCACTATGACCGCGCTGGAAGTGGCAACCACCTCATGAGGCTCAGCCTGCGGCGGAATCTCGGGAATCTCAGCCGTAACCGGCTCCGGTTCGACAACCTCAATCGACTGTGCGACAGGTGCCACCGGTTCGACAACAGGCAGATCATCATACGTCTCGCACATCTCAGGATAATCTTGCTCAACCGGAGTCAGAAACGACACGTCACGCGACACAACCATGCCGCCATGCTCCCACGACAACACCCAACCACGCTCACGGTCAACATCAGGAAGACTCACGCCATGAACCGTATAATCCCCGCAATCATCGGACGCAATCAATCCGCCACGTTCCACGATTGACGGCACGTCACCGATTTCACGCACCGCCTGAGCATAATCCGCCCCGTTAGGGTCAAGCCATACGCCACCCTCGGCACGATACACGGCGGCAACACCACGCACCGCCTGAGCATTGACGACACCAGGAACCATACGCCACGACTCGACGTCACCCGACATGACGAAACGCCATACGCTCGGACTGTCAACGGAATTGAAAAACATGAAAACACCATCGGAATTGACGGCCCATAAACCGTTAACCTTATTAGACATTTCAAACCCCTTAAAAAGAAAACGTTGAAAACAAAGGGCGCGGCACCACCGCCACGCCCCGAAAATAAACAAACAGACTGAATGAATCAGACACCCGCACGCCTATGCGCAGCGGCCTCAGCCTTGAAGAACGCCGCGAAAGCGTCGCCGATGGACGAATAAAACACGCCATCAACACGCCAGCCGTCATAACCGTCGAAAAGATCGGCAAGCTCAGCGCGCATAAGCGGCAACGCCTCACGACGCGACACCGCGCTACGATGCCAATTATTGTCGAAATGATCCGCAGCAACCCAAGCGTCGCGTTCCTTACGCGAGTCAAAAGACAAAAGGCTACAATATGGCTCACCCTCAAAATTGGTAACGCCGATACCAAACTGCCAATACCCGGCATAAAAATGGATACTCATAACACACACTCCATTCCAGCCCCCTTGTTAAAATGAGAGGGCTTATAAATCGGTTTGTTTTAAGCGAAACCCCAAGAGTGATGCAACACTCTTGGGGTATTTTCATCAGACGGGGAACCCCGCCAAACACGTTCGAATAAACAAAATCCCGGCAGCAAAAGCAACCGGGATTCATAGACGCGGCCTACGCGCCCAACGGCACGGCCTCCTCACGCGCGGTATCAGGTGCGACGTCTATATCGCCGTCACCCCACAACACCGTACCGAGACCAGCACGCGCAGTAGCGAACACCGCAGGATCATTCAACCCAGCGAACGCCGGATAGCTAAAATACTTAGCCATATCCAAGACGCCGCTATAACCATCGCTGAACCTGACTGCCACACGGTGGCCGTCAAGCGGTACCGCGTCAGTCACCAAAACAACACCGTCACACATGAATAAACCTCCTTACCTAAGCGGCTCGATGTGTCCGGGTTGCACATGGGCTTCAACACACTTCCAATTGGATTCGAGATCCTCACGGTGTATTTCAGCCCACGCCAATACCAAACGTTCCTGTTTCCTAGGCAAACCGCCCTTAATCAAATCGCCATCAAACGAGTACTTAGCCCAATGGCCATTATATTCCGCGTGAAAATGCTTCACGGGGCCATGGTCATTGGCGTACATGTAAATGACGATGCCGAAAAACCTGCTTATTCCCGGCAACTATGCCACCTCCTTACTTTCGCGCCGATACTATCGGCTGAACATTATCTTCTGCGGGTCACTTAGAATCCGCGGAAGATTCAGAATCAGGGTCAGAATCAAGAAGTTTCCTAGGGTTGCGCACCTTGAGCGCGTCGCAAATACGAATCGCGACTGCGAGACTCATACCGCTTGTCTTACGTGCGCCAGTCTCGAACGCCGCTACACGCTGATGGCTCAACCCTGCTTTGTCAGCCAGCTGTTGTTGCGTCATGCCGCGCTTCAGTCTGAGTTCCCTCATGCCCATGTCAGTATCCTTCCGTAAGAAAATCCACAGGGTCGCATTGCAACGCCTCAGACAATCGTAACGCCGTCCGCAAATACATTTGCGAAACAGGACGACCATTCGTCTCAAAACGGGAGATGGATGGACGTGCGATGCCGCTCAATCCAGCCAGCTCCACCTGCGTCAATCTGCGTGCCTTGCGAATGTTCTTCAATCCGACGACGCCAGCGGACACGCCGCCACGCCACACATGCTCATCTGGATACAGGTCCAACACGTTGCAATGCAACGCCTGCGCCAGCTTCGCAGCCGTACCCAAATACATGTTCCGCGCCTCGTCCGCATGGTTCTCATACACCCACAGACGCGTGAAATCCACGCCCGTAAGCGAATCCAACTGCTGCAACGTCAGCCCGGAACGCTCACGCAGCGCACGCAAACCCACGTCAGTCTTCCTCGACCTCGCTCGAAACGATTGTCACGGGGTCGTTCAACAGCACGAACCACGAGACCAGCATGTCCTCGGACAGGGAGTCCGCATACTCGCCAACCTTGTCGCTAAACCTGTCGAAATTCTCCTGCGTGGCATCATCATCGTCGGCGAGACGCTTCGCCTCGTCGCCCAACGATTCGGATGGGATAAGATACTCGCTGCACTCCGTCCCCGCCAGACGGTCCAAATAGCCGTCCACGCAACGTCTACGCAGTTCGTCCACCGGAAACTCAAGCCACACGGTGCCCGTCTCATCCCATTTATGACCATGCCTCTTCGTGAATTTCACCGTACGCATGACAACACTCCTTCAAAACGATTCGTCTCTTACTTTAACATCGGCGGCAAGCGAACCTGCCGCCGCTGACATCAATCAATCCAATCCGTATCCCAGTTCAGCATGTCCACTGGAATCATGCAGCCACCGGAACACTGGACGTACAGCCAGGTCGAATAGCCCATGCGAGCCGCCCTCACGCCACGGAACCATTCGCCAAGCCACTCGCACAGGAGCGACGGCAACGAACGACGACGCCAGAACGACCTGCCGGACGCATAATCGAACCCATCGTATTCGGCGATAGGGGAGAAGAAGCCATGTTTGCTCACTGTTTTTCCTCCTTGGTCCAAGGGATAATCTGATGCAACAGGTACGCCGCCGTCGTCAACTGGTCGTAGGCGGCCAGCACGTAAGCCGAATCGGGAGCGTTCCCGCTCCCAAGATTCGACAGCAATCTGACGGCCTCCAACGACTTGCCGACCACATTCACACACACGTCGGAATCATGGGCGTCCATCACACATGCCCCTCGTCATCGGCTTGCGTCCAGAACACATAATCAAGGTCATATTCACGAGACTTCTCGAATTGTTCCCCAATCTCAATCGGCGTCAGACCAGAAAGCACTTCAGAAGTGAACTCACAATAATCATCGGAACGAGTATTGTCGTGCAGCATGAACACCTGCTCACACCATTCAGGGAACGCTGACCAGAACTTCCGCCACGAATCCTCGGAAACATATTTGGCGAAATCATTGACGCGATAGACACCCTCATAAGGTTCAAACTCACGCTGGTAGAACGGTTGCAAACCCTCGTTTGCCATGCGTTCAATATCGCAAACGACAGCCTCACCGATCGGCTTGTCCAATGGCATTGCCTTCAACCCATCAACGGTAATCATCATTCTTTCCTTTCATTCAGCAGCAGAACTCGTCAGTGAGTTCCACCAGTCTTTTCAACGACGTCCGCATGAGACGCGAACGACAGCCGACACCGGCCAGTTCCAGCCGGTTCACCATCGCCACGCGCACGGCCTCTCCGCTACCGACAGTGCAACGCGTCAGAAACCGGCCATCGCCACGCAGAACCGCATCCCGATACGCCTCCGCATCGGCCTGAGACCTGTGACGGCGCACGTGGATTGCGCCACCCACATATTCGACAGTCCACAACGCGGCCATGTCAGTCAGCCTCCCCAAGACGGTCGAACATCTTGTCATACGCCTTGCGCACAGCCGACAGGCCATTGCGGTACGCGGACATGCGATTCTCAGGAGTCGAAGACACAGCCAGGTCATGCTGCCAGCTAGCCGGAAACGCGATATGCTCCAACGTCCCGTCCACATCCGTCTGACGAACCTCGACATGCTGCGGGAACATGGCGTCGAACACCAGCACGCACAGCTCGAACGCCAGCCGCGTGTCCGCGTCGGCGACATAGCGGAAATCATTCTCGGCCAACCGCCGCGCCTCATCGACGTCGAACGGCAGCGTGGCATACAATGCGACGAACCGTCCGACCGTCTCGTCATCCAGACCGCCGTCAGCGAAACAGTTTTGCACGACATCGATGAGATTGTCCCGCAAATCGGGCACCAGACCACACGCGCCGCCACGGATATACGGCACCTCGTCACGGCTGAAATGCCTCTCGAACCACTGCCAGCACACGTAACCCACATAGCCGGTCAGCTCACGCGGCAGCAAGTTGACGTCGATCATCGCGCCACCTCCTCGCCGTTAAGGAAATCAACGAACTTCCGCTGCGCCACACCATCGGCGTCACAGCCCAGCAAATCACTGCTGATGACGTCATAGCCGCAGCCGGTAACGAAATAGAAATACCAATCATCGCCACCACGGCTCAGCCAGCACGAACGCACATGCTTGACAAGACCGTCGTAACGGTCGCACTTGAACCATTCCGCTAGACCCTCAGCCAGAAGCGAGTCGAAACGGAACCGTCCGACGCAGATTAAGCTGTTCTCCTCATCTTCCACGCGCTCCACGGCCTCGTCATCCAGCCTGTCGTCAAGCGAATAGCCAGCCTCAAGCGTCGCCAGATTACGCAGCAGCTCATACGAGTCGATACCGTCGAACGTCTCATGCTCAACGATTTCATCCGCGTTGAACCAAGTGATTTCCTTATAAATGCAATCGTCGAATTTCATGGTATAATCTCCCTTGCAATTTGATTGATTGATTGCATGGCCGGTCGCAGTCCTACCTGAGACTGGCACTTTCACATTTCCCTTGTGCCGCCCCACGACAGCACCTTGCCGCCGTCAACCAGCACGTAAGACTCACCGGCATGATTGCCGACAGCATCAGCCCGCCACTCGCAGATACGCTCGTAGCCGCCATCCGTACTGCCGTCTTCCATGCCGCACTGGGGGATATCCGACAGCGACGTGTAGCCAGCCAAGTCGGCCTGACCGTAGTCAGCCGTCGCATATGTCTCACGCCACCAATTCCATTGCTGTTCAGGCGTCCCATGAGGGTCGGCCACCGGCACGGGATTGCACACCGGCGAACACGCCACGACGAACGCCGCCACACCAGCAGCCAGCAAACCAGCCAGCTTCACACCCTTACGCATTCCACTTACCTCCCTTGGCGGTCTCGATATAGCCCGGAAGCTTTTCCATGTCGAGATACATGTCGCTCGACACCGGGTCGGCATCATCCCGCCAAGCTTCGAACACGGCATCACGGTCAGCTCCGCCCAACATGGCGTCAGACACCTCGCCATCGAAGTAATCCCGCAGCCACGCGTCCTCACGCCGCTCGTAATCGGATTCATCCAACACAGGGTAGTAGCGCCCGTCCTTGATAATCATGTCTATCGCATATTGGACGACGGCCTGATCCGACAGTCCGCCATACCCGTCCGTCAACTCAATCGCATAGCCGACACCGCAGAACGCGCGCGGCACATAACCGTAGTCCGACAGCCACCGCACGGCAGTCTCAATATTGCTTTCATCTAGCGCGTTATCGAAGTACAGCAGCCGCGAAGCCCGATACGTGTAATCGTTGAACACAGTGTCGGCCACGCGGATACCCCGCACCCATTCCAGAATGTCCGGCAGCACGTCATCGAACGACGGCAGACCAGCGTAGTCGATACCGTCCCATGCGTCACGCAGTTCCTCGTACAAGTCGGCGTCCTCAGCCGTATCCTTGCGAATCCAATGCACATACATTTCTTTTTCCTCACTTTCAGATTGATTGATTTTCAGCGAGACAACGTCAGAGACAGGTTTGAATACCACAGTTCCAAGTCGAGAGCCTTAAGCGCCCTGCACGCGGCCACATAGTCGCCCGAATCCATGCATTCGACAAACTGCTGCGCATAGGCGCACGTCTCAACGTCATCGGAAGATATGAATTCCAGCAAGTCGTCAAGGCCAGGCCATGCGCCCTCAGAATCATCGACAGTGCATTCCTCATGGTTATACAAGTGCCACACCATACCGTCGAGATTCCAGCAATCCGCCCCTTTGCCGTTCAGTATGTCGCCGAACGTCTCAGGCCAATCCATAAACTCGTAATCGACAACGACAGACAGCGACAGATTATTGTCGTCGTACAGGTCGGCCAGTCGGCTCCACCATGCTCCAACGGAACCACCGTTGTACACGTCCCATATGCCCTTAATTTCGTCGGCCATATCCTTGTACCCGGGCGGCGGCACCGGACTATCATTCCCACGCATGTACGCAAGGAACTCAGGCGACGGCGCTGTGATAACGTCAAGGCTGCAACCGTCCAGACCGTCCGGGAACTCGGCACCATTGCATGGATACAACTCCAACGTGCTGCCGGACTGTCCGGACTCGTGCAAACCACGGAAGCCAGCCATGACGTCGTAAAAAGCGCCCACGGAATTAAACCCAGACATGATTACCCACTTTCATAGAGATAGAGAATGCTGATTAGCCGCCATACGACGGCACAGTGCGCGGGTGAGGAATCGCACCCCACAAAACCCCGCTAGGCCGCGCCATAGCCCACAGAGGGCTACAAGTCAGAACGGCAGCCGCCCATCGTTGACGGCATCACGAACAGCGTGGATGACAGCCCTACCCGCCGCATAAAAATGGTCGGCTAGTATGGAATCCTCGCCCAGTCCATCAAGCGCCCCAGCGTCATGCATTCTGTAGAACAGGTCAACCGCCATCAGATCAACGGCCTTATGCGGCCACCTGTCGTAAAAATCACTGGTCTTGATAAAGGCCACATAATCCACCCATGAGTCATGCCATGTTCTGTCATTGCACAGCAATAGCAATACCTCATTGGCAATGTGGCTAGTTCCGCTCTCGATATCCTTGATATCCATTTCAGTCCTCGCTTTCAGAATCATCCAGCTCGATATCGTGCATACGCGCGATAAACTCGAAGTTCTCCCGCTGTTCGTCGCCGCTCAGGGCTTTGACCAATTCATTTAGAAAATCCTCGGCCCCCAGCGTTTCCAGCAACACGTCAAACATTTCATCAGTGGTCATTTCAATACTCCCTTTTTATTAGTTGGTTACATTAATTTTGATAGTGGTCGGCAATTTTCCTTTTAAGGTCAGCCAATGTGCGCGCCTTGATTTGCACGCCACGTTTGCCGTCAACCGTCACATACCGAAAATACCCGTCGTCAACGGTATTGCTGTATGCGCACGGCGACGTGGTCAGGCTCCGAACTTTTACGATTTTGACAGTCATTTTTTAACCTCTGCTTGTTTGTTGGTTACATTTGTGTAGTCACTCATGTCATACAAGAGTGATACCAGATATATCGACGCGAGTTTGGTTGTCCCTCACATTCAACCGCGCCGCAATAGGATTATCGTTTGCCACGATGGAATCATATTCAAACTTTGCCGTCGCGCGGAAGCCGTGCCCGTTCGGCGAACTGCCGGATATGTTGACTCCAACGCCATCAGTGACCCTAATACGGTAGATTGTGATCTGCTTTTTCCTCTCGCCTTCGGGGAAGAACAATTCGTTATCGCATAAGCTCCTCACGTTGCCCTCAATCATGGTGAGCAATGCCGTGTAAGCATGACGCGCCGATTGGCTCATCTTATTCATGCCCTTGATTGTTATGCGCGCGTCCGGGCTGATGGCGATACCCTCGCTATCCCCCTTATGTTTGGCGTTGATATATTCCAACGTGTGGGCGATATCCACACATGCAATGAGATTGTTGGTTTCAATCATGATAAACCCCCTTAAGGTCTAGTGTTTGGTTTGGTTGATTACGTGCCACCATGAGGAATCGCACCCCATCGAAGTCTAAACAGTGGCGAGATAGGGTGTAACCCTTGCGAGTTGCACCCATGAAGATTTTTATCGGCTAACACCACTCGCTACAGTGGTGCAGAGGCGCATACGTACCCCCTATAGACTTTTATTGTCCGCATAGTCCCCGAACTACGTTCGTGACCAACCGCCCATAAAGCAGTTGACGGGCGCTACGATATGTCTACCCTCGCAACCCGTTACGCCGTGGTTTACAGTCAATGCCGCCAACCACGCTCACGCATGGCGAAACATTGACATTGCCACCTATCTATCGGCCTATCCTCATTGGCGGTAGTCTCTCACACTACGCCAAACGTCGGCGGTACCCCCTTACGGGTTCTCGCGCTCAACATTGTCAATCGAGTTCACGTGCACTGCCTAGGCAAAACCGACACTATCGGCCACGCCCACATAGTGGACATTATGCACACACCCCGAAAAACGCCGCCACCTAACCCCCAAAAGGGGGTGAAGCTCAAACTACCGGCCTTCGGTAACACTCTTCATTTGTCAAACACTCGCAACGCTCACAGACTGGACACTGCGCCTCAGCACAGTGACCAACGTTCCACACGTGGCAGTTTTCCGGCGCATACACTCGATACGCCCCCCCTAACCATCTCAGGCTAGGCTATGCGATGCCTAGGCACCTAACCGCCACGGCTTCATCTGCCGGTTGCTACAGCCGGTTGCGAGTGGTGTGGTCTAGAGTGTCACACCAATCTTGCTAGGCTGACTGCCTAACCGGTTGATAGCTTCAGTATAGCACCCAATTGGGTGCAAGCAAATTAAGAAAACAGACTACAGCGAAACGTTGGAACAGTGCTATTCTATCGGCGTGTTGCAACATGGGTAGGGGGTAAATGAAACGAAAAAAGAGTTTGAGTAGCACAAGGAAAAATAAAGTCAAGCAAGATACTGAAATACGGACAAAAAATATTGAGCAAGATAGATATAAATAATAAGGAATACGACATGACGCGCATACGTACAACTGTACGAACGAACATTTGTACCATCGAACGAACGTTCTAACCGGGGCTGGGGGAGGGTCCTCCGGGTGTGCCTGTCAAGGCCGTCGGGTCAATGGTAGAAATAGTGCGCGCCGTCTGGAAAAGTCCGCGCATGAAACGTGACATGACAACGACGATGTTGGGTTCACATTGAAATTGTCTTCAGCATACCACGCGACACGCCGTATTCTACGCCGTTTCCATTGCAACGTTGATGCAACGTTAGGTATGAGTATGCTGTCGCATGTCGGAATGAATTTTGGAGGACGCATGGCGTCATTGTGGGTGTCATTCCGGCAAGCGGTTCGGTGGTGCTCCTTGTCTCTTGGTTAAGGATTCCGACCGTTGGGACGTTTGTGTTCATAAGGAGCACCGCTAGGGACAGTTGGCTGAGTCTGGTTTAAGGTAGTCGCTTCGAAAGCGACCGACTCTAACGGGTCCGGGAGTTCGAATCTCTCACTGTCCGCAGATGGCATCTTCCTAGGTAAGGTGCGATTCGGTTTCAAGTCCAATGCGAGAGGCTTGTTGGTACCGCCGTTTGATCTCGCACATGGTTCCTATCGCTCTTGTGGGAGTGTTAGTCGCGCGTGGTTTTCTGGCTCTTCTTGACCATGCGTGGTGAGATGCCGGTTCGAATCCGGCTGGGGACCCTTTGAGGGTGGATGAATCCCGGAATATAGTGTGTGTTTTTGGATTGTCCGTGAGATTGCGTCCATCCTCGTTTCTTGTGCCGGTCCCATCCGGTGTCGCCTATATGGCTGCGCCATTTGTTTTTTGGGGCTGACTTGCAATCCTGTTGGCACAGCCTTTTGGTTGTCGGGTTCGATTCCCGAGGTTTGCTCTAGGTTTCATGGGGGTAGCTGCCTGTGAGATCGATGGTATTGCTCGAATATCCCCGCTGGAACATGTGGGGGATAAGAGGCTCCCTGCCTTAATCAGGTGGTTGATGACCGAAGGGGAGGCACGGCCAAACGGGTGCATATATACATACACGTTCCTTGCCGTTGGTGGTAAAGCCCATTCCACCATGCCGAACGTCCTGACGACTTGGACGTTAACTAAGTCGGGTTTGGAATGTTGGCAGAGTGGTTTAATGCAACTGTCCCGAAAGCAGTCGCACTGTGAAGTGCCGGAGGTTCGAATCCTTCACATTCCGCGTTGGGGAAGTAGTACTACCCCCGAGGGCAAGTGCCTACCGCTGGTGTTGGCTTGTCTGGAGATGAAAGCGGCGGACGCTTCCGTTAACGGCGACTCGGTGAGGATGGCCATGCTTCATGGGTGTGACCATCCTCGCATATGGCATTGGTGCAACTGGATAGCATGACGGTCTCCAAAACCGTTGATGTTGGTTCGAGTCCAACATGCTGTGCTCAGCCTACCCACAGGTTGTGGGAAAGGTCTTCGGAGTCGTCTTGTGGCGGCTCTAGTTTCAGCTGATCCGCCTAGTCTGCGGGAACAGTCTCCTGAGTCGTTGCGGCGGCTCTTGCTTTTGGATGCTTGGCAGAGTGGCTTATTGCACCACCTTGCTAAGGTGGCGACCGGGAACGGTCCGGGGGTTCGACTCCCTCAGCATCCGCGCGCCGTGGCTGGCGGTAAAAAGCCATTTTTGCCATTGGATTTCCTTATGGCGGTTTGGGTTAGATGCCGGGCAATCCCCATGTTTTGTGGTGAGTGTGGCATGGGGATTGCCTGTTTTTTTGCTTTGGTGGCGGAATGGTAGACGCGGCGCACTCAAAATGCGTTGTCCTGTGACGTGAGGGTTCGATTCCCTCCTGAAGCACTGAGGAGTGGTGATGACCAACGATTGGAATAAGTCGCATCGCAAGGAACGGTTCAATCCTGGTTGGGAGCGGACGCGTCGTGAGGTGTTGGATTATTACGGGTGGCGTTGCCAGTATCCGGTGATCGGTGATGATGGCGTGTTGCGTCCGTGTGGCGCTCATGCGAATGAGGTCGATCATATCGTTCGTGCCGAGGATGGTCAGCCTGATGATGATTCTTGGGATAATCTTCAGGTTCTTTGTCGTGCTCATCATTCTTATAAGACTGGTTTGGAGTCGGCTGATGCGCGGCGAAGGAAGAGGGTTGAGCGTGAGGAGGCTCGTTGGTACAGGCATCCCGCGTTCGGTTAGCTGAGGGTGAGTGCAGTGTGAATGGGTGTGATGGGCCTGTTCATGCTCATGGGATGTGTAGGTCTCATTATGATCGTTGGCGGCGTAGTGGCAGTGGTGCCCGTAAGCGTCGTATGAGTCGTGCGTGTTTGGCGTGTGGCTCTTTTTTTGAGACTGAGCGTCGGGACAAGGCTTTTTGTTCGGCTCGTTGTCGTAAGCGTTTCCAGCGTTTGAAGGCTGAGGGTGCGGCTCCTAATCGTACTCCGCAGCCGTTGAAGTCGGTGTTGTGGGAGCCTCGGTCGAATGCCCGTGTGGGGCGGCGGGGGAGTGTTCCTACTGGTTTTTGGACTGCCGAGGACGAGTGGAACGCGTGTTCTCATACGTGTCCGGTTTGTGGGTTGCCGCTTGACCGGTCGGTTGATGTTTTGAGTGATGATTTTCCGGTTGGCGCTTGGCGTGTGCCGTTGGAGCAGGGTGGTGAAAACTCGTTGGCTAATCGGATTGTCGTTCATCGCAGGTGCGCGTAGTGCCGTAACGGGCTTCGCGCTTGTCGTCCCGTAATGGGGCTTTGCGGGGAGTGATGTTATGGGCAGGAAGACGAGTGATTCCGGTAATCAGGTTTTGGAGATTCCTGATGGGAAGTTGGGGCCTGATTTGCCTCCGGCTAACCAGATTTTCCCCAAGGGTGGGGAGTGGTTGCCGTTGGTTGCTCATTGGTATGAGGAGTATCGGCGTAGTCCGAATGCTTCGATGTTGCGTTCGGCTCCTTCCTGGATGGCTGTCCAGTTGGGTTTCGCGACGATCAATGAGATGCTTTCGACTCGTCGTTATGCGACGTTGATGCCGGTCGTGCGTCAGTTGTTTGACGAGTTGGGTTGGACTCCGGCTTCGATGCGTGCGTTGAAGTTCGATGTGCCGGAGGCTGACGACCATGCCGCTTCGGATGGTTCGAATCATGCTGTGATTCAGGATATCGATGCTTGGCGTCGCAAGATCGAGGCGGCTGGCTGACATGCATTTGATGATTCCTAACCTGACTTATGAGGATAGGCGTAGGAGTCTTGGACGTTTGGCGTTGTGGTGGGTTGAGACGTTCAGTCTCATCGGTCGTGGTGGTGCGACCGGTAAGCCTGTCACTCATAGTCCTGAGTATATCCAGTTCTATTTGAACGCCTATGCGTTGAAGCCGGATGGTCGGCGCAGGTTCAATCGTGTGAGCTTGTGGCGTCCGAAGGGTTGCAACAAGAGTGGCTTGGGTAATGATCTGGCCTTGTTCGAGGCTTTTGGCCCGTGTCGTTTCGACCATTGGGCTAAGCCGGGTGAGACGTATACGTTTCTTGGTCAGACTTACTATTATCTGCCGGGTGAGCCTGTTGGCCGTCCTGTCCAGCGTCCTGAGATTCTGTGTTTGGCTACGTCCGAGGACCAGTCGGGCAATATCTTCGATTCGATTTACTATAACTGCACTTCCGGCCCGTTGGCCCAGTTGCAGGGTTTCGGCATGGAGGTCACGAAGACCCGTATCGGCTTGCCGGAGGGTGGGGAGATTATTCCCACGACTTCCGGTGATGCGTCGAAGGATGGTGGTCTTGAGACTTTCGCGTTGATGGATGAGGTGCATCTGTATACGCTGCCGAAGCATCATTCGATGTATAAGACGGTTCAACGTAATCTTCCGAAGCGTTCGTTGGATGCCGACCCTTGGGTGTTGGAGATGACGACGTATTTCCGTCCGGGTCAGAACAGTGTGGCGGAGAACACGTTGAAGATCGCGGAGGATATTCAGGCTGGCCGTTCCAAGCATTATAAGGGCTTGTATTTCGACTATCGGTATTCGACGCTTCCTATCGAGGATTTTCCTGATGAGAAGAAGCTTGAGCACGCGTTGTATGAGTCGTATGGTTCTGCCGCCCATTCGGATGATGGTAAGGATTACATCATTCTTCCTGATGGGCGTATCGAGGCCGTTGATGCCGATGGTTATTCGGTTGAGGGGTTCTCGCTTCGTGATGAGGGTGTGGAGCCGGGGCCGTCGAAGGATGGTTGGGTTGACATTCATGGTCTGATGGGGCAGATTTACCAGCCTGATTCGGACCCGAATGATTCGATTCGTTATTATTTGAACTCTCGTGCGTCGAGTGAGGATTCGTGGCTTACGGAGCCTGCCATTCAATCGCATTTGGCTTACAGGGATTTGTATGGTCGTGCTGTTGGCTCGTCGTCCCGTCTTGATGAGGTCTGGAAGGATTTCATTGATGAGGATGAGGAGATCACGCTTGGGTTCGATGGTTCGATTCGTAATGATTCGACCGCGTTGGTTGGTTGTCGCGTGTCGGATGGTTTGCTGTTTCTTATCAAGTTGCAGCAGCGGCCTGATAATGCGGACCCTGATTGGCGTGTTGACCGTGATGGTTTCGATGCCGCCGTGCGTCGTATGTTCGAGAATTACAATGTCATCGGCTGTTTCGCTGATGCGCATTTCTTCGAGTCGATGATTGGCGGCTGGGAGGCCGAGTATGGGCGTGGCATGAAGGTGTATGCCCGTGGTCAGTCTTCGATGATGAAGTTTTGGACGAATAACTGGTCGCAGGATATGTATCGTGCGTTGCAGTGCGCCCATTCGTCGTTTGAGTATGCTCCCGAGCCTGTCGAGGATGGGGAGCCTGACCCGAATAATATTCTTTTGTGTGCCGACCCGAGGCTTGTGTCGCATTTCCGTAACGCGAAGCGGCGTGAGAAGAGTTGGGGTTATCAGATTCATAAGGAGACGCCTAAGAGTCCGCACAAGATTGATGCGTGCATGGCTGGCGTGTTGGCTTATGCGGCGCGTGAGAAGTATTTGGGCCAGTTCGAGGAGGATGGTCCGCAGCGGGTGATGCCGCAGCGGGTCTGGTGATTTTTGGAGTGTTCGTATGGCTTCCACATCTTCTGATATGCAGAGTCTTGTTACTGGTGATGACGAGCCTGATGGTGACGGTATGGCGTTGACGCGTCTTGCGACGCGTTTGCAGAATCGTATTCCTGACCTGTGTGTGTTGAAGACGTTTTATGACGGTCGTGAGACGGTTCCGTTGCAGTCCGTGCCGAAGGCGGCGACCACTACGGCCAGTGCCGTGTATAGGCGTTTTGTGGATATCTGTCCGTTGAATCTGGCCCATACGATTGCGGATGCGGTAATCACGTCGCAGCATCCCACTGGTTTTCGTCTTGTCGCCGATAAGACGATGCGGAGCACGGATGCGGATGACATGTGGGATAAGTGCGGCATGGATGTCCGCGCGTTGAACATGTTCATGGACGCGTCGATTTACGGTGCCGCGTATGCGATGGTTCTCGGCAGGGAGAATCCTTCGTATATCCAACGGTTGAGTCCGTGGAGCACGGTTGTGTCCGATGACAAGGATTCGGCTGTGGTGTATGGGTGGTCCGAGGAAGAGCAGATCGAACGGTTGACTTTGTATCGCATCGTCCGTAATGATGACGGTGAGATTCAGAGCGTCTATTCGCGTACCGCGAAGCATGAGGTCAAGTCGCGCACGTTGCCTTCCGATTCGGTCGATGACGAGGATACCGTGTATGACCTTGCCAACGACGATTCGAAGAAGCGCCCGGAGTTCGAGGCGCAGTTCGAGTGGGAGGGCCAGTCTTCCGGGGATGATTGGAGTTTCGCTGAGAAGTGCGGGTGTCTTCCTATCGTCCAGTTGACCACTCCTAACGGCAAGGGCCAGTTCGAGGCGTCGTTGAAGACGTTGAGGTCTATTGACCAGCAGCGTTTTCAACGGTTCTGCATTCAGGAGATGCAGGCGTTCAAGCAGCGTTGGGTGTCGGGCGACATGCCTGAGTATTACCAGAAGAGCGACCCTGCGGTCAAGGCCGGTAAGGCTCAGGCCGGTGACAAGATCGACTATTCGGAACTGTTCGAGATGGGTCCCGCCGCGTTGTGGCTGCTTCCCGCCGATGCGAAGATTGGCGAATCGTCCATTACGGATATCACGCCGATCGTGAACGCGGCCGCATCCGATGTGAAGCTTCTGGCCGGCGCCACTGGCACTCCGTTGTCGATTCTTTCGCCTGATGTGGCCGGTTCCGCCGAGGGCGCGAAGCTGACGACCCGTATGCTGCGGTTGAAGGTCCGCGACATGAACATGAGGGCCAATGACGCTTTCGTGCTCCTGTTGAAGATGGCGTTGACCGCTTCCGGCAGCAATGCTTCCGAGGAGCGTTTCGAGACGACTTGGGAGCCGTTGGAGCTTCCGTCCGAGTTGGAGCAGTGTCAGGCGGCGGCTCAGGTGAAGGGCATTCTTCCGTTGAAGACCATCGCCCGCCGTTATCTGCACATGACCGAGACGGAGATCGCGGAGATGATTCAGGATGCCCAGGATACGAGTTTCCTGAATGCCATGGCGCGGCAGAACGCGGCTTTGGATTCGTCGGCGAAGCAGACGGATACGACGATGAACGACTCGTATCTGGGTGATGGGTCCGGTTTGGATTCGTTCTCCACCGGCTCCGACTCCGGTTCGATGTCGTTCGATGGGTCGTTCGATGATTCTTCGTCTGACGGGTCTTCCGACGTTATGGGGGTCTGATGGCTGATGACGCGTTGGTGGCGGTTCAGGCGCTTGACGACCAGCGGTTGAAGCTGGTTGACGAGTTCGTCCGCAGGGCTTGGAACATGTGGCGTAGCCTGACTCCTTCCGACTGGTGGAATGATGCGGTGGCCGAGGGCGCTGCGGCTTATGTGACGCAGCAGCATATCGCGTTCGTGAAGGCGATGCGACAGCAGGGCATCTCGTATGCGGATACGATGCTTCGTCTGGCCGGTGTGAACGGTTTGGGTGAGGTTCCCCAATATGAGGTCGTCCGTGCGAATACTGACCCGTGGCAGGTCGCCATGAGGGTCGCCGACACGTATCGCACTCAGGCCGTGAAGAATCCCGAGATTCGACCGGCGACGTGGGATGAGATTCTGAAGGACGCCGACCAGTCCGCAGCCGACCATGTTAAGGCTTGGCTGATGTCCGCGAAAATCCAGTTGGAGAACAATGCGGTCACTGACGGGTATGTGGCGCAGAATCGTGCCATCCAGTCGCGTTACAGGAGTTCCGGCGTCGAACGTTACAGGCGTGTCATCCATCCCGAATTGTCGAAGACCGGCTCCTGTGGCCTGTGCGTCGTGGCTGCCACGAACACGTTCACGAGGGCCGATTTGATGCCCATGCATAATCGTTGCAAGTGTACGGTCGCTCCAATCGTCGGTTCGAACGACCCCGGGTTGAAATTGAACTCGGATGATCTGATGACGATTTACAAGGCTGCCGGGAAGACGGCTGGCCGTGATTATTCCACGAATGCGACGGATTTGACGAAGCTTCGTGTGAAGGTCGTCAACAATAGCGAGCTTGGGCCTGTGCTTCTTCGCAGGGATGCTCCGGTGAACTCGAATGCGCCGGAATGGCGTTTGCCTGACATGAAGATGACCCGCGCCCAGATGGAGCGCATGTGCGCCCGTGCGACCGAGTTCAACGCCCGATACAAGGAATTGCTGAATGGCGACAAGGATTCGGTTCGATTCCGTTTCGACGGGCGTTCGTATGAGTTCAAAAAGACAGTCCACACTAGGCAGGCTTGGCAGTATGTGCGCAGCCTGTTGGCTTATTCTCGCGGTTTTTTGGGACTGGCCGCTTAAATTATTAAGGAGATTGGGTCTTATGGCCTCTCAGGATAATGAAGTCGAATCCGAAAAGGACAAGACTGTTGGACAGGCCGGAACGGTCGAGGATTCCGTGAAGGATGCTCAGACCACTCCGGTTGACGAACCCGCCGTCGAGCATGACGCTCCGGTCGATGATAAGGGTTCCGATGATTCCTCCAAGCCGTCCGATGATGACGAGCTTGCCAAATGGAAGGCCATGAGCCGTAAGAACGAGGACCGTGCTTCGGCCAACTATAAGGCTTTCCAGTCCGCTGATGCGGAGCTTAAGGCCGCGAAGACGCAGATTGCGCGTCTTGAGGCCAAGGCCAAGTATCCGCAGATCACGGACGCCGTTCTTTCCGACCTCTGCCCCGCAACGGAGCCGGAGGCCATCGCGTCGTGGGCTGAGAAGTATGCGGCGTACAACCCGATTGACACTTCCAAGGTGGAGAGGAAACCGCAGCAGACTGAGGACCCGTTGGCACGCAAGGTAGCCATGCAGGCCGAGTTCCCGTCCGGCACCTCGCATCCGAAACGTCAGCCGGGCGACGCTTACAAGCGTGTGATGGAACGTCAGAAGGCACGTAAGCGCAGCAAGTAGTTTCCTACTGATTCTTTGAAAGGATTGAGCGTATGACTCAAGAGATGGTTCATTCCTCCGGTATCGTCACCGTTGAGGAGGACAATTCCTGGCGTTATGGCGAGAAGAACACCAATGATTCGGTGTCCGTCACCATCGTGCCTGAATTGTTCAAGACCGAAGACAACAAGTATCTGACCGGTGTGGGTCCGAAGGCCACCACCGTCTACATTCGTTCCGGCATTCCGCTGGCGAAGATCACTTCCGGCGCGAACGTCGGCTCGTATGGCCCGTATGACAAGCAGGCCACCGATGGCCGTCAGACCAAGATCGCCGGTCTGCTTGAATCCATGGTGTCCGTGAACATCAACCTGTCCGGTTGGGATTTGGACGACCCGACTGTCGGCATGACCTATCGTGGCGACATCGTGGCCTCGAATCTTCCGGTGAAGCCGGAGGCTGGTGCCGTGTGGGGCGGCGAGTTCTATGACGTTGAGGATGACGTTGTGAAGCCGTTGTCCGCTTCGGCCGGCGCGGCTGGCACTCCGGGTCCGGCTGGCAAGGATGGTGCGACCATCACCAAGATCGAATTGACTCAGGACCCGTCGTCCAAGGCCATCACCGCTGGCAAGGCCACTTTGTCCAACGGAAAGACCGTGAACATCACGATTTCCTGATTGACGGTCACTTAACCTCTAAAAATTTTGTGAAACCCACCCATCGCGGTGGGTTTTTGCGTATCTAAGGAGTTTTTCTTGGCTATTGACAAGACCATCATCCCGCCGTCCGAGGCGACCGAGGTCGCTCAGGCGGGACATGACTATGTGAACGGCATCCTGCCGTTGTCGAATATTTTCCCGGTCACCTCCAACGGTGGCGACTGGACCGCTTCTTGGACCCCGGTCATTCCGAAGTCCAAGACCCGTGCGATGAAGCATCGTGCGTTGGACGCCGAGATCGGGCACACCAAGTCCGAGACCTCGACCGCCGAGATTCATGCCGGCCTGTTGCCGTTGTCCGGTATGGACCATATTTCCGAGCGTGATATCGCCAAGCATCAGGACGATACCGCATATATCCACGATCAGGCCGAGGCGAAGTTCGAGGCTTTGGGCCAGCAGGCCGGTGTGACCGAGGAGTTGGAGCGTTTGCAGTGCTTGGTGACCGGCAAGGTGGTCATCAAGGAGAACGGCGTCGATGTGACGTATTCGTTCAAGCGTCCGGGCAACCAGCAGGATGTGAAGCCGACCACCACTTGGGATAACGACAAGTCGAACCCGTGCGACGACATCGAAGCCTGGGTGAAGATCATGCGCAAGGCTTACGGTCGTAAGCCGCACGCCGTCGCCACCACCGGTGTGGTCATCGATGCCATGCGTACCAACGAGTTCTTCCGTACGCAGGTGTCCGGCATGGATTTGGAGCATTCGAAGACCAAGCTGACCCGTCAGGATGTGTTGGACGTGCTTCGTATGCAGTCCGGCATCACCGACGTGCTTCTGGTCGATGAGGCTTACGAGGATTTGAAGCTCGACAACACCTTCGACATGGATGCCGATGTTTCCGCCGCGTTCCCGGATAAGACGTTCATTCTGCTTCCGTCGTTCAACGATTCGTCTCTTGGCGCTACCCTGTCCGGTCCTACCGCAGAGGCCCAGAACTCCGAGTACGAGATCAACAAGAGCGTGAACGATGGTCTTATCGGCGCCATGTTGTCGCATCAGGCTCCGTTGAACTACGACATTTGGGTCAACGGCAATTATCTGCCGATTCTGAAGGAGGCCGTCTCGACCTTCAAGGCGGACGTGTTGGGCAAGTAGCCTTCTTGAAGCTTAGGGGGTTTCGCTGATGTCGAATGGTGTTACCGATGCCGTCGATTGGGTGGAATGCTTGGAGCTTCATTGCCTTCCTGACGCGGATGTGTTGAAACGGTATCCGAACGCTTGGCTCACGTACATGTGCCATCGTGCGGAGACCGTCGCGTCCACTTCGAGTACGAATTGTGTTCCACGGTTGAAGTCCGGCGACCTTGATCTTGAGGATTACGAGTTCGTCATCTGTTCGATGGTGTGGCGTGTCATCCGCTATTCGGATATCAAGACCGAATCGAATGGAACGTACCAGTTCACTCGTTTCGACCCGCAGGATAATCCGCCCGGCAAGGATGCGTCTCCGAATCTGTATCTGTCGAAAAGGGAGAAGCAGATTCTTGACGGCTATGCGAATGGGCGCGGTCCTATCGGCACCGTTGGCGTCGGTGTGAACCGTATTTATGGAATGTGATGCCTATGTCTCGTGAAACGTGGGATTTGGGTCATCCATACGATGAGTCGGGTTCCGACGTGGTTGCTGAGCATCCTTACGAGGATGTGATGGTGCCTTGGGTGAAGCCTGATTCGATTCTGTATCGGGACAAGGTGATCGTCGTGCTGTACACGGTCCGTCGCGGGCCGCATGGGACGACGTATGTTCCCGGGAAGGCTTACTGGTGCTGGTGTTCCGTCGAGGGGCGCGAGCAGCAGGCTGGCATGTTTTCGATTTCCGGTGCCGAGGATAAGTCGCCGCAGACTTGGGGTGGTTTGCGTGAGGTCACGCCGTCTCAGGTCGTTGCCGTGGAATGGCATGGCGATATCCATACGGAGGTCTGGTATCAGGGCGACTGCTATGACGTTGACGGCGCTCCGACGTTCCGTCAGCATGGCGAGGTTCCCCACTATGAGATGCATATCCGGCGTAACGCCGACTATTCGCAGATTCCGGTGGGGTTGCGTCCGAAGCCTCCCGAACCGGACCCTGACGACCATGTGTGGGGTGAGGCCGATGGCAAGAGTTTTCATTGACCGTGATCTGAGCACGAAGGTGGCTGAATGGTTCGGTCCGCAGGCCACGTCGGAGAAGGCCGACGAGGTGCTTGCGGATGCGAGGATGCTCGCCGCCGCGCGTGCGGTTGGCCGTGACCCGGGTATTCCGGTCGCCAAGGATTTGAGTCTTGAGAAACGCTACCACGGCATCGACACGGATGTGTGTCTTGATGTCGAGGGTCGTGACGGGTCGAACGTGGCCGTCGAACACGAGTGGGGCGCTTGGAACGAGCAGCGTCACCGTTGGGTCGAGGGACATCATGTGATGCGTGACGCTGCCCGTATGAACGGTGGTGTCTGATGCCGTTGATTCAACCCGACTACGAGCGTTACCCGCAGGAACGTCCGATGGTCGATTTCGATTCGCTCGTGTACACGCTTCTCACGGCTGGGTTCACCGGCAACCCGGACTGGCCCGACGTGCATGTGCTCAACGAGATCGATGTCGATGTGGACACTTGGGCGTCGTTCTCGAACATCGTGCTGTTCCATACGAACGCGCCGACCATGGCGACCGGCAATCATTCGACCGGCGTGTGGGATTGCGACATCGACATCATCGTCGCCACGAACGATGCGGACCGTTCCTTCCGCTTGGCGCAGGAAGTGTACCAGCAGATCATGCAATGGCCGCGTTACGGGCGTACCGATTCGGGTCGTGTGATTCGGATTGTGGGCAATCCCGGTTTCGGCAAAAGCGCTGGCGGCAAGCAGGCCACCGGCAAGAAGGTGAAGCAGTATTCCGCTTCCTCGTTCACCGTCCGCGCGGAGGATTCGCTTCGCGCCGGATGATTTTCCGTTTTCTGTTTTTCGTTTTCAAGCCTCGCCTCGTGCGGGGCTTTTTTTATAAGGAGATATGAGATGGCGTTTAATGATGACGCGACTCTGATTGCCACTTACGGCACTTTGTTCTACGCTCCGGTCGGAACCGCTCTTCCGACTGGCGGCGCTAAGGAGTTCCAGTTGAACTCGGACACCATTCCAGTGAGCGCTGGTGATAGTGGTAACGCTTGGAAGAATCTGGGGCATACTTCCGCCGACAACAAGATTTCGTTCTCGTTCGACGGCGGCGACGCGACCACGCATAATTCGTGGGCGCGTAAGAACCTGCGTACCACCTACGCCGATTCGACGTGCACCATCACCGCGAAGTCGTTGCAGTTGGATGGCGACACTCTGAAGCTGATCTACAACGGCACCGACGAGGATGACGGCGTTGGTGTGGACATCACCAAGAAGCCGCAGACGTTCAGCCTGTTCCTGTTGGCTCAGGAGTCCGCCGACGATGATTCGGACATCCGTTTCGGCGCTTTGTTCCGCAAGGTTTCCGTGACCTTCGATGGCGGTCCTGATTTCTCTGGCGATGATTTCGTTGAGCAGGGCATGACCGGCGAGGTCGAGTCCGTCGCCGGCAAGAAGCCGATTGTGTTCTTCGAGGCTTCGAAGATGAAGCAGTCCTGATTCGGACTGTTCCAGTCTTCGTATTGACGCCGGACCCCTGTTTCTCCTATCCGGGGGTCCCGGTCTTTTCCCGTTCTTCATTGACGGAAGATAGGAGATTTTCAACGCTTTTCAGATAGGAGAAAACATGGTTGACGAGACCGTTGAAGAGAATACCGCCACCGAGTCCGATGATTTCCGTATCCCGGAGACTTGGACGGAACTGTGCGAGAACGAGCCGCTGTTCTCGCTTCTGCCGCCTCTGGCCCCTGCGGAACGCCTCTCGTTCAAGCAGGCCGCACAACTGCGCAAACTGGACAGCATGGCCGGTTTCACGCTCAACGCCGACATCAACGGCCCCGAAGCCAAGTCCCTGGACGACATCGAGGCGAAGATCGACGAACGCATGGAGTTCGTCGGCACGGCTTTGGATTGGGTCAAGTCGCTGACCGACGAGCCGGACAAGGTTGACGAGTGGACTACGGGCATCGGATTGGATGAACTGTTCTGGCTCACCGAAGCGATTCTCATGTTCTACACGGACCAACTGGGAAAATCGCTCGCTTCGAAGCGCAAGTCCGCGTCCACCCGGTCGAACTGACTTCCGACTTCCAACGTTTCTATGGTCTGGACATAACCGGCGCGAGGCTGAATCCCACCCGCGCCGAACGCCTCGCGGCGGGGCTGATGGCGATGCCAGACAGTCTGTACAGGGCGCGGATATTGGAGGATGAGCCTCCAACCGCGTCCGATGAGTCCAAGCCGGACAAGCCGACCGTACTGCCGTGGCTTGGATGGGATTCGAAGACGATGGTCGCCGTTGACGTTCGCAACATGATGAACGCGGTGATTACCGCCAAATACGGGGGCAAGAATGCCAAACCGCATCCGGTGCTCCCTCCCGGCGCTGACAAGGAGCCGCCTCGCCGGGAGAACGAAGGTACTGCCGAGAACTTCGAACGCATGTTCACGAAGTTCCACATGACCTGATTTTGAACAAACCCCCACATTCCCGTGGGGGTTTTCTATTTCCTTTTTTCTTTCTGGGGGTTGCTTATGGTGGGCGAACATCGCGCCGGTACAGTCGTCGTTCGTGTCACTGCGGATACGAAGGGTTTCCGCCGTCAAGTCGAGGAGGCCGCACGCGGAATAAGCGACCTCGACGTGAACGCGGTATTCGAACCGGACACCGCCAGTCTTGAACGCGCCTACCGCGAATGGAACGGCAAGAACGCCTCCATACAATTCAATTTCAAACCCAATACGAAGAACATCGACCCGTGGATGAAACGGTTCGAACAGCAGGAGGAGCGTCTTCGTCGCGGACTGTCACTCAAACCCGACTTCGACCCGTCCAAACTAAACCGTGGCCTATCGGACTTCAACACACGCACAAACACGGCTCTACGCGGCAACGGACTGTTGAACTCGAAACTGGTCGAGAAAAGTCTTGACCAGACAGTCAAGGCGTTCGACGCCAAAGGCCGAGAGATGGCCGACACGGCGTTCTTCAAGAAGTCCGCCATCAAACCTGAACAGCTTTCGTTCGCTACCGGCCTCGACAAGACCGTGGACGAATACCGCGAGAAGAAGATGGACCTGTACCGGCAGGTCCGCTCCCTCGTCAACGGCAACGAACGCCTATCCGACAGTCAAATCGGCCAGTTCGAGAGACTATCCAACCAGATCGTCAAAACACGCAACGGCATCCGCGGGCTGAAGGGCGACCTCGCAAAAGCCACCCGCGAAGTCGAATCCCTCGACGCGCAGCGCCTTGAGATGAAAGCCCAGAAGCTCCCGACCTCCGACCTGTGGAAACAGGAGCGAGAAGCCGCGAAGCAGGTCACTGCGGTCAACAAGGCGCTCGCCGGTCAGGAGAAGGAGCTTGGCAGGCTGCGTAAGGCGCAGTCGTCGCTTATCGATATCGCGTCCGATGGCGATGCGAAGCGTGTGTCGAAGATGACACGTCAGGTGCGTGCCCTTGAGGAGAGCATCGTCACCGCTGGCAATTCGTTGGCGAACTTCTCCAAGGCCCGTGACACGGCTTTGGGACGCCATCAGAAGCAGGATGTGTATTCCGGCTGGTTCAAGAGCCAGCAGGTCGCTTCGTCGCGTTTCGCTAAGGAGATTGAGGCCCAGCAGGCCGAGATGGCCCGCGAGTCGAAGAAGGCTAGGGACGAGTGGACCCGTCCGATTGACTCCACTGGTGTGGCGCGGGAGCAGTTCTCCGAATCGCGTCGCGAGGCCGAGAATCTTATCGACACGTATCGCGGCGTCCGTAAGGAGCTTGAGTCCGATGTTGCCGCCATGAAGCGGAACAATCGGAACTGGTTCGACCTTGACGAGTACAAGCGTACCGTCAAGATGCTTGGCGAGATCGATGACCGTATCGAGAAGCTGAAGAAGAGTCCGGTCACGAAGGCCACCCGTCTTGAGGGTTCCGATTTCCAGAAGCGTCTTGCCGACCTGTATTCGAGGAACGGCGCACGTAACCGTCAGGATATCCGTCTGCGTTTCGTCGCGGAGAATCTGCGTGAGGTCAAGTCGAAGATCGAGGCGTTCAAACGTCGCGGCGTCGATGTTCCGGTCACGTTGAAGGCGGAGCTGCGTGAGACGTACCGTCAGCTGGCTTATTACCAGCGTCTTCTGAAGGATAATCCGAAGGCGCGGGTGAAGGTCGATGTCGAAGGCGATTTCGCCCGTCTGAACCGTGATATCGAACGGTTCGAGTCGCAGCGTGTGAAGGTCGAGTTCTATGAGGATGGCGCGGAAGAGATTCGCCGCACCATGCGGGAGCTTGAGCATAAGAGGCTTGACGTTCCGGTCACGTTGAAGGCGGAGTATTCGCATGTCGAAGCGGAGATGCGCCGGTATGCGGAGAAGCTGAAGGTCAATCCGGACGCCGAGATTCCGGCGAAGCTCCATATCGACAAGAAGCACGCCGAGGAGGAGCTGAAGAAGTTCAAGGACAAGAACGACACCCTTGATATGGATGTCGATCTTGAGACCGCTTTGGCCCGTGCGCATCTGGCTTATTTCACCCGTCCGCGCACGATTGGCATCTTCGCCAAGTTCCATGGCACGGACATGGGCAAGATTCTCAACGGAATGACGTATGGGGCGACTGGCCTCAAGGGTGTCGAGAACCAGTTCCAGAAGCTTGTGAATTTGATGGACACCTTGGATTCCAAGGTTCCGAAGTTCGCGCTTATCGGCGGGGTGTTCACTTCCCTTGGTGCGGGTGCGACGAATCTGGCTGGCAGTGTCGGAGGAGTCGGGAAGAGTCTGATAAGCCTTTCCAAGGCCGCTTACGCCGCTCCTGCCGCATTGACTGGATTGCTTGGCGTGTTCGCGTCGTTCAAGATGATCTACGGCGACAAGGGCAAGACGTGGAGCAGTCAGATTGACTTCGCCAACACGAAGTTGTCCAAGCTGTCCCAGAGCGTGCAGGATGCGTTCTACGGGAAGGCGAAGCCCGCCATCATGGATACGGCGAACGCTATAGGCGATTCGCTGGTGCCGGAGATGAGCACCCTTGCGAAGCATGAGGGCGAGATAGTCGCCGGAATGATGGACGCGGTTCGCGCATCGTACAAGATGAACGAGCTGCCTCAGACGTTCGACTATGTGAATGAATCGCTGGACAATCTCGTTCCCGGCGTTAATTCCCTTATTGCTGCCTTAAGCAAGGTCGGCGCCGCTGGTGGCAAGTATCTGCCGCAGTTCGCCAATTGGGCTAGCCGTAATGCGACCTTGTTCGCGGAATGGGGAGATTCGGTCCTGAAGGATTCGGACCGTGTGGACAAGGCCATGTCTGAAGTCAAGGAGCAGGCTGGCTATCTTGGCTCGTCCATAAAAAGCCTCAAAGATATTTTCGAGGGGACTTTCGGCACTCTCGCATACTACGAGAACGGCATTGAGGGCATGGCGACTACGCTCGCCAACATGGACCGAGCCGTCAATTCGGTGAAGTTCCAGCAGACGATGAAGTATTGGATTGATGGCGCTCAGGTCGCTCAGTCCGAGGTTCGTTCGGCGTTCTCGCAAGTCGGTGATTCGGCGTATTCGCTGCGTAACACCGTCAAGGTCGCTTTCGCTGACGCTGGTGTGGTCGTAGGTTCCACTCTTTCCAATGTGAGCCGTCTTCTTGGCGATTCTCGTACCGGTTTGACGGAGTTTGCCAATGGTTTGGCGAATGGATGGAAGAAGGCGTTTGATGAGATTGGCAACAGCGGTCCGGTGTTCAGTGAGCTTCTGTCGATGGTTGGCAGTCTGTCCAATGCTTTCGGTGGAACGTTCGCTGCGTCGTTGAAGGCCGCGGCTCCTCTTATCGAGTCGATTGCCGAAGCTGCCGGAAGTCTTGCTGATGTGTTCGATAAGCTCCCTGCCCCGATCAAGGGTGCGATGGGCTTGTGGATGACGTTCGGTCGTGCTGGCAAGTCCGCGTGGACGGCGTTGAAGACTGGAGCTTTGGAGAACATCCAGAGCACGATGCAGTATCAGAACACGTTGCGCCAGTTGGGCGTAACTATCGATGGCACGAAGACCAAGGTCGGCCAGCTTGTCGCCGCCATGGCGCAGCTTTCCCGCAATGCTAAAGCCGCTGAGATAAGCGGCGATGCAGCCATGTATGGGAACATAGCCGGATTGTTCTCCGGTTCCGCCAGAGGTGTCGAACAGCTGGGCGAGAAGGCTGAGAAAACTGCTTCTCAAGTTGCGAAAACCGATACCGAAGCGCGTCTTGCCGCCGAAGGTGCCGTGCTGTTCGGTGCGAACGCCAGTCAGGCCAGCAGTGGTTTGAAGGAGGTTTCCGATAAGGCCGAACATACTAACGGAAAGCTTGCTAAGTTAAAAGGCGTCGCCAAGGATACGGGAACCGTCATGTGGGATATGGCCGGTGGATTCACCGGCGTGGCTGGCATGGCTGGTGTCGGCGCTTTGACGGTCGCGTTCGCGGATTATTCGCAGCACGCGCAGAACGTCGAACAGGTATCGCAGGGAGTCGCCGATGCCATCAGCAATATAGCGACGGCTTCTACGAGTGCGGCAAGCAATCTTGGTGTTGTTGGAAGTGCCATTCAGAAGAGCCTCAAGACAAATCCAGATGCCGGACGCACCGCTTGGGATTCTAGTTTTATCGGAAAGGCTTCCACTGGCTCGCTGGTTGGTGATTTCAAGGATGCTTCCGATGCGGTCAACAGGCTCAACAAGGGACTTAAGACCAATAAGGTCAGTATGTCTGACATGTCGAAGGCTGTGGCTGGTTCCGATAGTGAATATCGAAAATTCCTGAAGCAACTTGATGCCGCCAACGCCGAGTTGAATGGTCCTAACGTTGGTGTTTTGGAGTCCATGCGTAACGGTGATTCCGTAAGGGCATATTCCGACCTCGTAAAGCGTACCAAGGAATTACGCAAGCAGACCGAAGACCAAATGCGTGCGACCGCTCAGGAGAACGGTTATGACAAGTCTTATGTGGATACCCTACTGAAGAAGGGCAACACGATGGAGCAAGTCGCCGTTATGACGCAGAGCGCCACGCAATTGGATGAGAACCACACGAAGGCTGAGAAAATGCTTTCCGAGGCTGTTTCCAGCTCGAAGAGTTCTCTCATCTCGATGAACGCTGCCGGCAGCTCCTATAATTCGACGCTCGCTTCGATGGGTGACGTTTGTAAAAACGTGCAATCGTTGATGTCTCAGGGTCAGAACGCTTGGGATGCTCAGAAGCAGAACTTTGATCTGACCACCGAGGCTGGCCGTGAGGCGTCCAACGCGTTCAGCGCGTTGTCCTCCAATGCGCAGAGCTACATCAACGCCATGATCGACCATGGCGACTCGCTGGACGAGGTAACGAAGAAGAACGATGAGATGCGCCAGTCGATTTACGACACGGCCATGCAGATGTTCAACAACAAGGACATCGCCAAGGCGTTGCAGGACCAGTACGCGCTTACTCCTGAAGAGGTCAAGACTGAGTTCAAAGCGCATACGGAACAGGCGAAGATTGACTGTCTTACCTATTTGAACTTGCTGGAAGATGAGTTCAAAGGCAAGGAAGGTAAGAAACAGTACGACATTCTAATCAATGCCGTCACTCATGGTGCCATCACCGATGTCACCGGCGTGCAGACCGCCGTCGATGCTTTGATGGGCGGTAAATCCAATGACAGGGATTTGCAGCTAGTGCTTGATGCCAAGGATGGCGCTTCTGGAAAGATCGAGGATGCGATAGGTGTCGCCAAGGCGTTCGGTATGAGCGACGAGGATGTTCTTCTTGCCGCCACCGACAAGGCGAGTCCGAAGATCAATGAGGTGAAGACGGCTTTGCAGGACAAGGGATTGTCCGACAAGCAGATTCAGATCATCCTTGATGCTTTGGATAACACCAAAGACGTGCTCGCTGCCGTTCAGGTCAATGTTTCCAAGTGCGATGGTAAGACGATTACCATCGATGGCGACAACAAACAGTTCATGGACGCGCTCGCTCAGGCCACCGGCGTCAAGCCCGACCCTGTGACGGGTACGCTGACATTGAATACCGACCAGTACCAGTTCGCTTTAGCGTATGCCGAATCGTTGCAGATTGACCCGAAAACAGGGCAGCTGAAAGGCGATAACAACGATTATTGGAAACATGTATGCGAGGCCAACGGTTGGAAGATTGACCCGAAAACTGGTTATATCATTGGCAATGATGACCAGCTTGTTGGAGTCGTCACCGATGCGAACAATCAATTGTCCACCATCAAGGACAAGCATGTGACCATCACGGTTGACCAGATGTGGAACGATTACCATAACATGATTTCCGGCAGCAAGGATAAGAAGAGTCCGGGCAGTGCTACCGGTGGTCGCATTACCGGTCCGGGTACTGGCACGTCGGATTCCATTCCGATGTGGCTGTCCAATGGCGAGCATGTCATTCGTGCCGCTGCGGTGGATAAGCTTGATCGTACTGTCGGACCGAATTTCCTGAACGTGTTGAACGCTACCGGTGATTTGGATAAGGCCGTGTCTCAGGCTCGCACGTCGTATGCGCGTAGTGCGGTCGATATGAGTCGTAATGCTTATGCGTCTGGCGGTCGTGTGGAGAAGTTGATGTCCAACGCAATCGAAGTCAACGTTCAGATGCCTGCGAATACGGGTACGACGGTCAATCAGACGTTCAACACGAAGGTTGTCAGGAGTAATGATGACCTGTACACCGCCGCGCCAATCTTGCATCGTAATGCGTTGGCCGAGGCTAGGAGGTATCAGCGTTGAGTGATTTGCCTGAACTGGTCGAACTGTCGAACGGGACGGAAACGTTGACGTTCGATGGTGGCGATGGCGTGAGTCCTGATGATGATGTTCTCCTGATAGGGGAGGATGGCGTCGAGGGTTGGTTCGAGACGCCGGATGATAAGACGGTGATGAGCGAGCGGGGTCAGGGCGATGGGGCGCATGACGTGTGGGCTTCGGATATCCTGTATTCCGCTCGCGTGTTGACGTTGCATTTCGTTGTGTCGGCTCATGACCGTCAGGGTGTTGTCCGGCTTCTCAATAGGGTTCGTCGTGTGTGTGCGCATAGCAAGGTGCGGTTCCGGTTGAGGGATGCTGGCTACGACTGTTATACGACTGGTAGGGCCACTGTGAAGGCGTCTGCTAAGTATGCGAATGATGGCTGGCTGGACGATTGCACGATCACCGTGACCTGCGAACGTCCCGAGATATTGAGCATGGACGAGTACACATGCCAGTTGAGCGCGATGCATGTGTCCGGCGGGAACGTCGGATTGCGGTATGGTCCGGGCTATTGGACCGAATGGCAGGGCGCGCGTAACGCTTCACCGAGCCTGATGCATACCGAGTCGAATATTGGTTTGCGTGGGTTGGCTTACCCGTTGAACTACGGGTTGAAATTGGATGGCGTCGGGTCGAACGTCGGATTGTTGTACAACAACGGCACTTCCCGCGCCTATCCGGTGTTCGTCGTGCATGGGCCTATGGATGGCGTGCGTTTGGATTTTCCGGGCACCCAGCAGTCGATTGTGTGCGATCAGACGGTCAGGGATGTGCCGCTGGTGTTGGATTGCCGCAGCCGTACCGCCCAGTTGGGTGGTCAGGATGTGAGCCGTCAGTTGGAGCAGCGTGGTTTTCCCACGATTCCGGCTGGCGGTTCGCTTCGTGTGACTTTATCGAATCTAGGCACCGGTTTCGTTGATTGCAGTGTGCGTGACACTTACATGTAAGGAGTTTTGAATGAGTACCGTCGCTTTGGGCGTGTCTCCCGATACCAATGGCGCTGGTGTGACGCCTCTTGTGCATCGTCGCATCATCGGTGCACAGTGGGCTAATACGGGATTGGTTGACGGGTTGAGCGTGACCGGCCGCAGTGACTTGCGGTATAACGTTTCCGCTGGCGTGGCCGTCTGTAGCCGTGGCGATTCGGATGGTAAGACGCTCGCCTATTTCGAGGGCGGTCAGACGAACGCCGTCGCGGCTGGCGACCCGTCGAATCCGCGTATCGACATCGTGTGGATTCAGGCACATAATCTGATGGAGTACAAGGATTCTGACAATTACGTGACCGTTGGCGTCACGCAGGGTTCCCCGTCCGCGAGTCTCGCGGAGCCCACCATTCCGGCTGGCGCTACCATGCTGAGGAAGATGAAGATGCCCGCAGGGGCTTCGTCCACGGCCAGCGCGGTGCAGATGTGGAGCGCGGATTACGCGATACCGTATGGCGCTTCGTTGGGCAAGATAGGCGAGAATTGGGATAGGCGCGACATGACCGGCGATTCGACGGTCAAGAAATACTATTTCGAGCAGCAGATAGATTTCGATTTGCCTTCCGACCGCATGTTGGAATTGTCGTTCAAATGCAATCTGAGTTCCGCTGGCGCTACCTCGTGGGCCGATACGTCGCATCGTACCGAGTGGGCCATCGGCTTCCAGATCGACAACAAGGATTTGGACCATTCGTGCGCGAACTTCGTTTCGTATGGCGCGTGGGAGACGCATGAGACGTCGTATGTGACTGCCGTGAACAAGGGGCATCATACCGCCCGCTTGCGTACTTGGTTGCAGAACGGCAACGCCCCCGTGTTCCATTACAATGCGTCGCAGGACAACAAGGACGCCTTGTGGTGCGGACGCCGGTTCATCATCTGGGATAGGGGACAGGTGGTCTGATGTCTTGGGTGGCGTACCTGTATGACACGGTTTCCGGCCAGTTGGCCCAGGAGATCGACATACCGTCGTTCACTTGGTCGATGACCGTTTCGGATTCGAGTTTTTCCACGACGAAGGACAAGGGCGTTGGCGATGACGAGGTGTCCGGCTTGGAACTGCCTTGGTCCCAGATACCGGGCGATGACCCGGCTGCCCGTGCAGCCGCGTTGCAGCCGTACAAGCGTGGCCTTGTGTTGTGTTGGAAGAGCGTGTTGGATGACACCGCGTCGATGGGCACGCCGATATTGGCTGGCGCGTTGGGCGTGCGCACGTCCAGTTGGCATGATGTGAGCGTGCCTTACGTGAGCATGATGGGCTTGCTGAACGACCGGTATCTGGTGCATGAGGATGCTTTCGGCAAGGATGCGGGCCACACGTCCAAACGGTCGTTCCGTTGGGAGAACCTGTCGTGGCGTGCCCTCGCGTGCGAGGTGATACGTCAATGCACGAGCGTCAAGCCGGGCGGTGGACTGCCCATCGATTTGCCTTACCTGAACGAGACGGGCACGCATTCGCTGCCTTCCGATGGGTCGAGCGAGGATAAGAACGCTCCGAAACAGAAGAGCAAGAAGCGTGTGAACACGGCTGACGGGTATGTGGAGACTTCCGTTGACGGTGACACGACCACGATCACGGAACAGCATGTGACGAAGAAGACGAAGCAGGTCACGGAGACTAAACCGTACACGTACAATACGCGCAAGGGCAAGGTCACGAAACAGCATACGACCGTGAAGACGTTGACCACGGCGCAGACCACGGTCGTGAAGAAGACGGTCACGAAGAACTACAAGGATTATTCCGAACGTACCGTGACCGTGACCACCACCGTGTACTCGTTCGACGGTAACGGCAACCAGACCGGCAGCACGACTTCGACCGATGGGCCGCATAAGACGATGCTTCCACGGCAGACCGTCGTGGAATACAAAGATTTCAACGTGTCGAACCATCGCGCGGCTGACATTCTGAAGAATATAGCGAACGCGGATGGCGGGCCTGACATGCAGTTCCGGCCCTACTTGTCGGATTCGCAGCATGTCCGGTTCAGGTTCCTCGCCGGTTCGGACGGCGACATCTATCTGAATCAGGACAAGCGATTGAGTCTGTCGTGCTCACCGTATGGTGGCACGTTGGAGAACATCAAGATCGACCGTGCCGCACCGTACATGCGCGTGTATGCGACCGGTGCCGGTTCGGATGCCGGAACGATGTGCTTCCAGAGCGAGGATTTGACTCTGGTGAAACGTCAGGACCCGTATCCGCTGCGGGAGACCACCACGAGCGACACGGACGCGAAAACGTATGAACTGTTGGCCGCTGCGGCTGACGGCATGTTGAACGCGAACCGTCAGCCGTTGATGCAGTTGAGCGGCGAGATAGACGTGAACGACTGCGATGCGATGGGATTGCCTTTGCATCCGTTGGGTTCGTTCTGGCCGGGGGAGATGTTCGACATCGCCATAGACGGCTTCCCTGATCTGCCGGACGGCGTGTATCCGATGCGGTTGATGCAGATGAGCGGCGACCAGACCGGCAAGATGACAGTGAAGTTCGACCCTGTGGCAGACCCGACCGCATGATATCAGACCCCACGTTTTCGTGGGGTTTTCTTGTACCCACCCCACGTTTTCGTGGGGTTTTCTGTTTTTGGAGTGTGCGTTTTGGCAGACCATGTTGAAATCAGACCCGATGACGCTTCTCTTCCGTTGACTTTGGCGGATATCGCCCTGCGTAACAGCAATATGCGGTTGACGTACCTGTCCGGCACCATCGCCGTCGATAACGGCGACGGCACGGAGACGTGGATTGGCGGCGGTGATACGGGTGCGGCGATGCCAGGCAGTAATGGCATCATCCCGTGGGTTGGCGATACGACGTCTCCGGGCAGGCCGACCGGTGTGACCGCAGTGTGTAGGACGGAATGCGTGTTCGTCCAATGGGACGGCACTCTTGAGGGTGGTGTTCCCGCCGATTTCGACCATGTGGAATTGTATGCGAAGCCTGATAGCACTGGTGAATCGTTGGATTTGGGCCAGTTGCGTGGGAAGGGCGAGCTTGCCACCGGCGTGCTGCCGGTCGGTGATGTGGTCGAGGTTTGGGCCGTCGCCTATGACAATGCGCATGACGTGAATGGCGTGTCCAAGCCGAACGCCTCCGACGAGTCGGAGCACGCGACCGTCATCATCGCACCTATCGTGTCGCAGCAGGATTTGAATGATACGGCGTCGGAGATTCTGGATGCCGCGAAGTCCGATGCTGCCGCTCAGGTGAAGAAGGTCAGCGACGGGTTGGATTCCGCCCGCAAGGATATTGACGCGAACACTGACGCTGCGAACGCTTTGAAGAGCCAGCAGACCCAACTGCGTTCCGATTTGGATGCCGCGGCGAAGAAGATCGACGCGAACGCTCAGGGCGTCGATGCAGTCAGAAAACAGCAGGATACGGCTGACACGGCGTTGAAGTCTCTTGGCAAGACCGTCGAGGATAACAAGTCGGCTCAGGATGCGATCAACGCTCAACAGGCCGAGACGAACAAGACGATTGCCGCGAACAAGACGGCTTTGGCTGATGCGTCGAAACAGTTGGAACAGGCGAAGGCCGATATCAAGACGGGTCAGGCTGACTTGGCGGACGCTCGGGAGACTCTGGCCGACAATACGGCAAAGCTGACGCAGGCCCAGAAGGACATCCAAGCCAACAAGTCTAATCTTGACGCGGCGTCCAAGTCGCTCGCTCAGGCGCAGACCGACCTGACACAGGCCCGGAAGGATATCGCGCAGACCAAGAGCGACCTGACCACCGCGAATGGCGAGATCAGCAAGGCGAAGGAGTCGGCGGCTCAGGCGTATGCCGAAGCCCATAGCAAGAACCATACGTTTCGTGGGCCGGACGAGCCGAAGGGCAATCTGATTGTCGGTGACTTGTGGCTCAAGACCCAGAAGTATTGGACTCGCTGGAAGGGTGAGAAGAACAATTCGCCGTCCATGCTGGCCGACTTTTACACCTACTGGCAGGGAACACCCAACAACAGCCCCTCCGTGCTCGTGCCGCTCTCCGACCGCGTGATTGACACGCTGGTGTGGGATGGCTCCGCGTGGAACCATCTCGGCTATGCCGACGTGGAGCGCAATGCCGACGAAATCGCTCAGGCGAAGTCGGATATCGCGGACAATGCGGCGAAGACTACCGACGCGAAGAAGGC